ATAAACTCTTTGTATCTCGCTACAGCGTCTTCATGTTCGCCTTCTGGTTGACCATCATATTTCATTAGTCCGCCAATCATAGTGCCTTCAGCAACTTTTTTTGCTTCAATTTCTTCAACCGCCGCTTCGGCTTCAATTGGTAATTCTTTTGAATCATCTACTGCTTCATTTTTCATAGCCATCATTTGATCCATATGTGTTTGGTAAGGTTGTCCATATTCTTTCATACCTGCTAACCAATTCCATATAGTAGGCCTAGCATCAGCATTAGGGTCAAGTTCACTTAATTGGTCATATAACTCATCATCACCAAATATTTCACCAATTTCATCTGTTGCGGCTTGACCTTCTTCGCCTGCTATAACAGGTGTTGACATAATTTCTTTAAACCTTGCTACATGTTCATCGCTTGATGGTAAATGCCACGTACCTTCTTTTACAACTGAATCTGTCCATTTTTTAAATTCTGCTGATTCTTCTTGTGGCTTCATTTTATATTTAGGATCAAAGTCTTGTACTTCTACATCACCTTTAAGCCACTTACTAGCAATAGCAATCGCCATTTCTTTATCATGCTTATTATTAAAACTGTCATCAATATTAAAAATTGCTCTTGCTAAATCATCGTCTTTTGTACGAACTGAAATTGTTGCTAAGATTCTTCTAACTAAAGCATGTAATGGGTTTTCTGTATGATCTAAGCCTTGTGAATCGTTTGGCTTTTTAAACTTGTTTGCTTTAACAAAGGCAAGTTGCTTTTTAATTAAAGCATCTTCTTCTTCGTTTGGTGTTACAACAATTTTCTTTTTACCTTGAATAATATCATGAATTGGGCCCATGTCTTCGTGTACTTTTCTTCTTGCTTTAAGTACTGTAGGTAACAAACTTTCTAGTTCTGTTTGATCAACTGTTCTAACTAATTGACTCTTTAGTTCGTTAATGTCTGATTCGTCATATACTGATTCTGTAGGCTGAAAGTTTTCAGCATAAGTCTTATAACCTTTTGGTTTTGAAAGAGTGTTAACTGTTGCTTTCAAACCTTGGTAACGTTTCTTAGCATCAGAAATAATATCAGCAGAATCTTCGTTAACAAACCCGTCAGCACGATTTAATTTTTTAACAAAGTTTCTTAATTCATACATTTCTTTAACACATTCAATAATGTGAGAACCTAGTTCGTCATGTGGATTGCCTCCTGCATGAACATGTCTTGCCATTGCTCTAGCACCTGGTAAATATTTGAAAGGAAATTTAAATCTTTCCTTGGCACTATTCTCAATAAAGACTGATTGTATTTGTCTACTTCTAGATCCCATTTTATCTTCATCTACTGCTGATCTGTGTTTTATAATTAACCTTGCTGACTCAACTGTTTGGTAACTTGTTTTAGTTGAACCATATAATTTGCTGACTGATTCCATTGTAATTTCATCCGTTGTATATTGAGAACTATTTTTAGTAATAGCCTCATAATCTCGTTTGTCTAACTGATTTTTGCCTATGTTTCTTACATCAAAATTCATCATGTTTTTCTTAGCAAACATTCTCATTTCTTTTAAGAAATCAAACCAACTACGTTGTATTGAATCTGGTAAGTCACCGCTCAAACTTTCAGCAAAATAAATTGTAAAGTTAGCAGGATCAATAATACTAATTGTTACAGGTCCGTACTTTTCTCCTTCAACAACATAGTTAAAATCAAACAATCTTGCTTGTTCTGACTCTAATACAGCACCTGCACCTTCATCTGCTATGTTTACTTCACCAAATTTACTGGCTAAATTTTGATATAATGTGTCGGCTATTTTTTTAATCAGTTCCATATTATTATTTATCCTTTAAATGATTACAAACGGCATAGGCTCTATATAGTCGTCTTCAGTTGATCTCATGTCTTGTTGAATTTTTGGGTCGTATGTACCTAAAAATGTTGCTATTCTTAATGCTAGTACCGTTGCCATAACTAAATCATCATGCTCACCCGGCTTACCTTGATAACTATTGCCACTTGCTACAAAAGTTTTTAATTGTGTTATAAGAGGTTTACTATACACTACCAGTTTTTGATTTTCTACTAGTTCTTTTAACTTGGCACAAGAAGCCAATTTACTTTTGTGTGTTGTATTAAATCCTTTTCTAAAGCGCCTAACGTGTCCACTCCTAGCAGGTTCACTCATAAAATATCCATGAATTGCTTCTTCCCCTACTTCTGCTATAGAAACAAGTGCGGCTTCACCTAATGTGTTGTTCTCTACACTATAATAAATGTTATTATTGTCATTTGTAATACCATAAATGTATTTTGTAATTTGCTTTAATATTGTAATTTGTTCTTGTATTGTAGTTTTATTATGTTGCCATTCAGCACATTGTTTCATACCAGGCAATTCAAAAACTTGTATGGCTGAATAGTCGCCTCCTGTTCCTAAACTAGGATCTAAACCTACAACATACGTTTTTCCTTTTTTAGGTTTATGATACCAACGAACTTGACCTTGTTTATATAAAGGGTCATTGCCTTCTAAACTTGCTAATATAATAGGGTTAATTAATGTTTCATCAAATATGATTGGTTCACATTCGTGTTCACGTTTGAATCGTTCAATGCCAATCCTTCCGCGTTCTTCGTCTGCCCAATCTTTATCTCTATCAGGATGTTCACTCCATAGTGCCTTAAAGGCATGAAAGCCATTAACACCTACACCGCCTTCGTTTTCATTACCAAAGTTGTCTAATGTTTTATTTGCTTCTGTCCATAATAACCAAAACTGATCTTCGTCTGAGTTAGGTGTTGAAGTAATAATCGCTTTACCACCTGTTGCTAGTGTAGGTGATATCGATGTCCAAAACTCTGTAGCAATGTTATTCCTCACAAAAGCAAACTCATCACAGTATAGCATTGTAATGGACATACCTCTTCCTGTGTTTTCTGTAGTTGCTTGTGATACAATTCTACTACCATTCTCAAATTCTATCGATCCTCTGTTGTAATTTGTAACACCTGCTCTAATAAAATCAGGACAAAGTTCATATCCGTATCTAACACGTTGCATAATTTCTTGAGCGCCGGCGTGTTTATGTGCCGCAACTAGTATTACACTATCAGGAACAAACATAGCATACCAAAGCAAGTATCCAGCCGCTGTGGTAGTTTTACCCATTTGTCTGCTTACTAAGTTAATACTAAATCTGTTTTTATGGTAACTGTCTAGTAATGTTTCTTGGAAATCATAAGGATCGTATTTAATTTTACCTTGTGTAGGATGTTGTATAAAGAAATAATGTTCAAGAAAGTACGTTGGCCCAGATACTGGATCAGCACACTTCATAAATTCTTCAAGTTGCTCTTCAGTAAACTGCTGGCCTTTATTGGCTTTTTTGATTAATACACCATCTAGTGATTTATTAGTAGACATATATGTATTTACTCAAGAAAAAGCCAGGTATATTACAACCTGGCTTATGTTTTATAGATTAAAAACTGTTAATCTCTGTTGTCGTATGCTTTTTTAAGTTTCATAACTAAATCGTTATGTCCTTGGTTACCAACAGCCGGCATAGCCTTTGGTCTGTTAATTCCGCCTGACATTTTGTTAAGTTGTGTATCAGCGTCAGCATATTCTTCATCTGGTGAGTTAGAATATTCTTCAACTTGGTTAATATCTGCGTCTGTTACAACTTTTAGTCCTGCTAATTTTAAAAGTTGCTGTAAAGTGCCAGTTTCTGAATCTTCAGATGTTGCTTCGTTAAAAACTATATCGTAAGCACCATGCATTGTTTCTTCTTCATCGTCGCCCATGATATCAATAAATTCTTGTTTCATAGCATCTGTAATTGGTAATGGATCTACTTCATAATTTAGATCTAATTCGCTTTGTTCAATTCCATCAGTAGTAACACCACTGTCTAAAGAAGCCTTGAACCAACCTTGAGGTAATGGATCACCGTTGCCTCCTTTATACTTAGACCATTTATTAACCCATGCTTTAAGTCTTTCATCAGTACTTTCAGTTACTGATCCTTCACTTGTTGGAGCACCCATTTTTGCTTGACGAATTAACATTTCTAGCCCTTCTTGGTCCATAGTTTTTTCTACTTCATCACCCGAATACTTGTCTTGTGTATCGTCCATGACACCCATTTCTGCTTTATGTTCTTTGCCATTTTCATCTTTAACAATATATGTATATTCGCCTACTCTCTTATATGATAGTTTACCATTATATGTGTCGCCATCAATTTCATCTGGTGGTGTTATCCATTTACCATCATCTGATTCACCAAGTTTTGATAACTTTTGCTGTAATGCTGTCATTTCACTTGAACGTTCAATGCTATAAGCCTTATTGCTGTCACCAGCGTCTCTGGCATCTTTTGCCATTTGCATTAGTTTTTGAATTCGTGCTTTAACTTTTTCTTTATCATTAGGAACATTAAGTTCGCTTATTTGTTCTTCATCTAAATCGCCTTCTCTTACTGGAGCACCCATTTTTGCTTGACGAATTAGCATCGCTAATCCTTCTTGGTCCATGGTTTTTTCTACTTCATCGCCTGAATAGTTGTCTTGTGTATCGTCCATGACACCCATTTCTGCTTTGTATTCTTTGCCATTTTCATCTTTAACGATATATGTGTATTCACCTATTCTCTTGTATGTTAGTTTACCGTTATATGTGTTGCCATCAATTTCATCTGGTGCTTTTTTCCAATTAGCATCAAGTTCATTAACGCTTTGTTCCATTTCTTTTATTGTTTTTTTAAATTCTGATTCTTTGTTTGCTTCTTCTTTAGCGAATTCTTCGGTTTGTATTTCTCTAAAAAGTCCCGCAACTTTGTGTAAATCAATTAGTTTATTGTCGCTCATTTATTTTCTCCCTGCCACTGGTGATGTTGTACCTTGTGGCAAATCACTAGTTGTTTTTGCTTTTTCTGTTTTACCTCCAGCAATTTCTACCTCAGGTGTTTCTTTTTGTAATTCTTTAAGAAAGCCTAATTTCGCTTCTGCTGGTGCTTCGCCCGAAGCATAATCTGAACCAAGATTTGGAATATAATCTTCGCCTTGAGTTTTTACAAACTCTTCTCTAGCAACTTCTTCTGGATGATCACTGTTAATAACAACTACGTGGTTACCAGGAAGACCTGCTAAATTTACTAAATCACTATGTACAACTTGCGGTGTACTAGGATATGTCAATGTAATTTCAAAAATAGAAACTTCGCTATTGCGAAGATTTTGAAAATCCATTGGATGTTCTTGAATTGGTGTTGTTTTAGGAGATGTAATATCCTTAACATCATACTTGCCTAATACTCTTTCAATAACGTCCATTAATTCTGGCTCGGCTTTCATGGCCAATTTAACCTTGAATTTATATTCTTTTACTGACTCTGCCAAGTATTCATTAAATAATTTCATTTTACTCTCCATTGTATTATAACTATTTATTATCTTTTGTGTCATTTTTGTTGAGTATTCTATCGAGTAATTCATTGCGACTTAATACTGTTGCTTCGCCATTTTCGGCACCATCTATTTTGCCCATATCCCTGTCAATCCTAGCATCAAGGGCCTTCTTTCGCAGTTGTAATTCAACCATTTTTAATTTTTTATCTATTTTTGCCTGCTTGGCATTAAGTTTAATTTGAAGCATTTTACTTGCTGTATCAAATATTTGTCCACTAAACCTTGCTTCAACATTCATACCTAAATCCATTAAGTTATCAAATGTATCATCAGCCTTGGTGGCTATTTCGTCCATTTCTTTATCATTCGCTGTTAAATTTTCAACGCCTGCTAGAGCAGATTCAATATTATCTACTTCTTCTAATTCTTTTTCTACTTTATCAACTACTTCAATTGCCTTTGACGGCTCAACTTCTTCAGGGAGTTCTTCTGTACTATCGTCTAAAGGTGCGATATTAAGTAGTTCTTCTAATTTTTTTGTCATGTTAGATTGCCTTATAATATAAGGTATTTAGCGACGCTTCTTACCTTGATGGTATAAATCGTTTTCTGTTACAACTCTAAAAGTTATACGTTTTTGCTTACACCAGCGTGTTGCGGCTTCCCATTTGGCCATATTTTGTACTACAGCCATTTGCCTATTTCTACTTCTGCCAGCACCTTCCATAGTAGATTGATTACTAGGCTTAATTTCAACTAATTCTGATTTTCTATTTCCATTTTTATCTTGGTATTGTACAAAAAAATCAGGTACATATGAACTTTGTTTTCCTGTTAGTGGATTTTTGTATGGAATTCGTACTGCTTCGCTGGCCCAACCTATAACTGCTGGATTATTATCACAGAATGTCATAAATGTGTGTTCCCAACTGGAACGATAAATTGGATTTTTTGTGCCGGCGTATTTGTCTGGGTTTTTAAGTGTGTATCGACCGCGGGCAACTCCCTTGCCTATCATTCGATAATATTCCTCACTACAGATGGATTAGGAACTCTGCTTGTAGCAAAGCCTAATATACTAGTTTGTTTTCTATTTTGATTTATCATAGTTATTAACGTTAATTGAATGTCATCTATTGTGTCACTACGAAGTTTATCAACTAATTCCATAACATTAACACCTTCCATAGCACTTATCTCGAAAAGTGTATCTGTTAATGTATTTGCTGAATCATTGTCGTTGTTTGTTTTGCCTAAGAAAAAACTTTTTACTGTTTGGTGTTCACTAGAATTAATGTTAATACTTTCAACATAATGTCCATTAAAAAATTTTCTAGTTTCTAATTTTTTATCTATTGTTTGATCTATGTTACTTGAAGCATATAAATTTTCAGACATAATTTATTCCTAATCTACATGAGGATTTCCGGCCATATCTTTTACAGTACCAACATTATTACCACTTGGCACTGATTTATTTGATACACCGTTATCTGTATGTGGGTTTGGTCTAGTTGAGCCCGGGAAAGCATGTTGTTGATTGCTTTTTTTAGACTTAGCAACTTCATTATTTGTATATGTTTTTTTGCTGTTTACATCGCTTTTATATTCTTTTCTCTCTGTTTCAGGACCGCTATATATTCCAGCATCTTGTTCCATCATATACTGCTCATATCTTTTTTTCTTATGGGCATCAACTATGCTCTGTGTATGTTTTTCCCATTCACTATTATTAACAGAATCGTTTGGCGAATAATCTTTATCGTAATGTAAATCACCAAAGCCTTTAGGACCAAACTCTAAAGCATTTGGCTGGCCGCCACTCATAGTACCTGTAGCATATTTTACTGTTTCGAATTGAATTTGCATTGTGTTTTCTAATACATCACTTTGAGAGTGATCATGATTATCGTGACTAAAGTTTGTAATTATAGGATTAATTAATGTGTATTCTGAAAACTGTTTTTTTCCGTAGATACTATACAACTGAATGCTCTCAAAAAATGGTTGGTCCTCAGGCTCTGCTATGCCAAAATTAAAATCTTGATCTTCACTTGTATAAGTATTTCGGGTAGTATATACACTTGATGTAGGTGGACCTGCTTTTTGATCGGAATAATACCAATCTAAATAAGCATACCATAGCGTTTTAGAAATATCTGCCATGTCGTCATGTAAACGTATTTGAACTGGATTATAGTTTATTTTTGTTTGTACTGCTCTCCAACGATTATACTCATTCATTAATTGAGTATCAAACGTGTATGATGGCAAGTCTACTGACTTAACCAACATACTTGCTTCTCGTTTAATAGAGTCTGGAAGTGCTTTTGAAACTTCTGGTGTAAAATTAAACACTACAAAAAATAGAAATTTTTGTTTTGGTGCTAATCTATAATCGCCATCTCTAAAGGTTCTAGCGGCGTGTTGATAATCACGCAATAGTTTCTTACTCGACCATGCTTTTGGATCTACTATCTGACCTTTAAAATCAGCCATTTAATTAACCTGTAATTGTCTGGCTTCTTGTTTTAGATACTGCTGATCCTATACCTGCTCCGTTATTACCAACCGGTAACTGTACAGCATTGTCAAATCTAATTGACATAGTAATATTTGCTGGCTCCGAAGATGCATAGTTTAAATCGTTATAGTTTACGTTCTCAATGTAACAACCGTATAGTTCCCACTCTTCTAAAGTAATTGGAGCCGCTGAACCGTTGCCACCATCTAATAACTCAAAACGTGTTAAGAACTTATAATCAATACCAGAAGAAGCAGATGCTTGTTCCATAAAGTCAAATTGTCTTTGAACTTGTTCGCCAACTAATTTTGATACGTTGCTTGAAACATCATCTCTGATGTTAACTGATACTGGATCCCAGGTATGCTTACCAATAATGTTAACTTTTGAGTTATAAACATCTACTGGAATTTGTTCAAAGTTGACACTTGGTCTTGTAATGTCCATAACTTGCTTAGTAAGTTCTGATCTTGACGATGTTACCCCAAAGTTTTCAAAACTCACTCTAAAGCGATATTTTAGTTTTGGCATTAACAGACCTTGTGAACTAGCACTTTGTCCGCCTGCTATAGGAACTGTAAACTTACTTAATGAACCTACTGACATAATATGTCTCCTTTATTATTAATACAATATTATTTATCTTATCAACTGACCAAAAAAATAGGGCGGTTTAAACGCCCTATTTCAATGTTTTTGTTAATTATTACCCGGATATAGAACCTGTGTTTTGGATTCTAACAGGTATGTAAATAAACTCTACTGATTTAACAGGTTCAACAGCAACGTCTAGATATAATTCATTTCTGTCTATTCTTGCTGATGTGTTATTAGTTTCATCACATACTACCAAGTAATCATATAAACCTCTTTTAGAAACTAAGTCGTTCATTAGTGATTCTACAACACCTTTGATTTCGTCCCTAGTTAACTTGTCATTTGGTTCAAATACAAATGGTTTTGTAATTTCGCCTAGTCTTTCTCTGATATATGCTACAAGTCTTGCTACGTTGATTCTATCTAACGCTGAAGCAGAACCATGTCTAGTTTTGTTACCAAAGTTAAGTATACCAACACCTGGGAAGAATGCGATTGGATTAATCTTATTCTCATATAAAGTATCTCTTAAAGATTCTTTAATACCAACTGTTTGGAATTCACCAGTAGCACTATCAATGTGTCCTAACGCTGTAGCATTATCTACGCCACCTCGTCTTGTGCCTGCTGGAGCAAACCATGGAAAACTAGCATCATCTGAACGTAACATTGTTCTCAATGCCATGTGTGTTGGAGGAACAACAATTCCGTTACCATCTAAGTCTGTAGTTCTACCCGATGGATAAAACACACCTAAATATGTATCTGCTGTTACTAGTCCATTTTCATTGTTATCAATAGCAAGTTTTGTGTTATTAGCCCAATTTTGTATATCAGTACTATTTGGTGCTAGTCTCATTGGAGCATCTCCAAGAACAAAGCCTGTATTTCGTCTTTCATTATTAAGTGCTACTAAGTTAGCCATTAGTTCTGGATATCCAGGAGCAACTAATAAGTTAAAGTTACGTTGTTCTTCACGTATCTCATCTGATGAAGTTACCGCTGACTTCATTGCGGAAACAATAGTATTACGCTGAGCATGTCTACCTACAAACGGAGCACCGTCATTTTGTATTCCTGATACAGTTACCCAAGCATTTGTTTCTGTTGGTAAAGTTTTACCTGGGAAGTCAGTAGCATTAAAGTACGCTTTCTTGTATTCTTTAACGTTATTTGAGCTACGTCTTAAGTTAAATGCTAACATACCTCTTGGATACAATGCGGCACTTGGAGCATCAATATCTGTGTAGTCACTTGTTAACAATGTTTTAATTGGTGTCATAGTTGATGTTGTTACATCATCTGTAGCACTATCATGGAACCTAAAGTCAGCAAATAAAATACCATCTTCTGACGTTTGGTCTGTAGTATCAATTGCTACCCATTTATCTTCTGAAGCAACTGATTCCCATCTACTAATTTTAAAAGTATCTGGGTCAGAGGTGTCAATCCAAAGGTCGCCATATACAAGTGCTGTATTATCAGACTGTACTAGTGGCTCTGTTGCTGACACAATTGGTCCATCTGGTGAAGTGTTAGATAAGTTAAATCCTCTAGCATCTGTAGTAACACCTTGGTATCCTTTCCAAGTAACACCATCATGTATCATAATATCCGCATCACTAACTGCGGCGTTAAACCATTTAGTTCCGTCTGCCGGATCTGCTGTTGGTTGTGTAGTACTTGCTGAGTAAGTGTAAGTTTGCCAATTAGATACAATTATATCTGAATTGTTGCCTGCTCTTGCTGTAGTTAAAGAAGCAGTAATACCAGCATCAACAACTGGAGTTCCAGTAGCATCTTTAAGAACAATAACACCACCTAAGTCGTGTGTTAATGTAATAGCATTTGTTGTAGTATCTCTCGAAACTGACAAGTTAGCAATATTTGCCGCTGTTACACCACTTACAAAATCTTCGGCAGTTTTTGCTCCAGATCCTGGTATAGTAACTGTTACCGCTGATGTTAATGTTGCCGTTTTGTCTGACATTTGAATAGTAAATGTTTCACCGCCTGTAAATGCCGGACTTGCTGTACCTGTTACACTAGTAACACCTTTAGCAATTCTCTTGAAGAATTTATAACTTCCTCTACCATTATCTTCAGCGTCTTGCTTAACGTATATTGTATCAGCCGCTACATTAATTCCGCCACCTGCTTTATCTAAACCATAGTTTGCTGACTCGTCGTTAGCATATATTGGAGCCGCATTTGCTTCAAATAGTTTAGTATTAGCGTTATAAGTTTTTAGACTAAAGTCAGCACCTTTATTAGGTGTTGTTGTTTTAATCCAAACAGACCCTGTTGGTCTTGTATAAGTGTCTGCTGTTTTCCATTCCGGAATTGATGTGTGTTCTGCAAAATCAAATTTTGGAGACCAATATCTTCCAGCAGTTAATCCACAAACTGTGAGGATAGTTCCTGTACCATTTGCTATTAATACTGATCCAGTGTTGCCACCGCCTCCGCCATCAGCAGTGGCATTAGCATAAATTTCTAATTTGTTATTAACAACTGCCGCTGAAACGCCTGCTTCGCCGGCACCTGAAATATCAGCCGCTAGTGATGTTGCTGAAGTACCTGAGGCTGTAACTGTAGTTCCGTTAATAACAATAGTGTGTCCAGCAACAATAGTTGGTGAACTTTCTGTTCCTGTTACAGTTGGGTGTGATGTTTGCCAAGCAGGTGAACCTACGTGTACCCAAATATTTCCGCTGTTTTTGTAAAACAATGGATTTTTAGTGTTTGTAGCATCAATGGCATATTCGCCAATTGAACCATAAGAACTCTTAGGAACTGATGCTGAAATATCATTTGAGTCAGTAATTATTTTTGGTACTACGTTAGCAAACTTTTGTGTGGACTCGTTCCAAACATGAACTCCAAATAAAGTCTTGCTAATATCAAACCATGCCGTTCCTGCCGCAGGTGCCCCAGAAGGTCTACCTGAAGAAGTAGATAGTTGACCTAAATCAACATCTGCCCTTGTTATATACGCTCTATTACTGACACCTAGTACGCTGTAGGCCGCCATAAGTCCGTATTCGTTAACTTCACTACCGTGTAGTGCTGTTCCACTTGTATTTTTATGGAAAGTAGGCTCTCCATAAGTTGTTACTAATTCTCTTTGCGAACCTATTAAATAAGTCTTTCCCGCATTTGTTTTTGTAGTACCTGCCGCTGTTCCTGTGCTAGTACCACTTGTTTTGTCTTGGGCTGTTGCGATAACAATTAGAGGAATCGTTCCAACTGCCGTTGGAGCGTATTGCGATTCGTCTGTAATTGTAACGTCAATACCTGGTGATATAAGTGCCATATTATTTTTTCCTCACTTTAAAAAGTTTAAATTATTATACATTGTATTTAGCGATTAATGGTAAAAAACGTCAAAATAGATGCCCTTTATAAAGGGCACCAGCGTATAAATACTCGTATGGGCAGGCCTATATGTATCACTTGTAACGCTCCAGCGGCGGTTAATTATAAAAGAAAAGATAAAACTTATTATCGTAGGTTTTGTGATAGTTGTATACGAGAGCAAAAAAAGCCTAATAGATTTAAATTACATGGTTATCAAAAACAAAGCACATGTGACCATTGCGGATATCACAGCAAATTTCCTGAAGTTTTTTTAATATGGTATTTAGATGGGAATAAAAGTAATACTAGAATAGCCAACCTTAAAACAGTATGTAAAAACTGCGAAGTTACTCTAGCGAGGCTTGGATGGTCAAAGATTGCTGGCGATCTAACACCTGATCAATAGAAGTATATAATGTTTTTATTGTATCTTGATTCATAATAGTAAAGTCAAAATCCCAGCCTGCCCAACGCCATTCACTACGATGTACATCAGGATATGCTCTAGATATAGGATTGTCTTCTGGTGGTGGATTTTGTTCTCTATTTAATTTACCTGCTTCTTTCCAGTATTCAGGTTCTGCTTCTCGCCACACTTCCCAAGTAAAACCTTTAAGCCCTTTAACCATTTCAAGTTCATTAAAGAATCTACAGTCAGGTATTACAAAGTTTTTATTAGGATTTTCTAATATTTGTTGCTTAACCAAACTAACCCAAATACCATCAAAAAACCCACGTCTTAAACATTCAGTTCCATAAAGTTGTAATACTGTTCTAGGAGTTATTTCTTTACCTGTTTCAGCAGACCAGTACTTGTCAATTTTTTCTCTAAATTCTCTAGACTCAACTGTGTCGCCTTCAAGCAATGCTCTATCCCAACCAAAAAGAGTTGATACGCCATCTTTTAATCGGTCAGCGAAACTTAGTTTTGTAAAATTGTGTTGTTCTACTAGATAGTCAGCAACTGTACCTTTACCGTTACCTATTAACCCACATATACCTATAATCATACTTGTATTATACTACAAAGTCTTAGGCATTGTCAACCTTTTTGAGGCAAGAGAATGTATTATCCAAAATACGCCTGTGTAAAACAATGTGCCTAATAACGTATTACCAAAGAAAGGTATAGCCATAACATAACAAGTCCAAAGCCCTGCTAGTGTTAAACCATAATAACCACTTAACCACACACTAAAGTTTGTAATTAAAAAGAATATTATACTTGCCAATAAGGCATTGCCAAACACATTTCTAAACTGTAATTGTGTTGCTAACAATACAGCACCGTATGTCCAGAACATATAACTATGAAATCCCCAATACAAATCGCCTATTAACATAGCACCTAATGTTACAGGAATTGCTAGTAAATTGTTCTTCATAATAAAAGGAACAAATACCGCTACTGCTAGTATTGGTGTAAAGTTAGGAGGATGTGGGATAATTCTACTTAATCCAAGTAAACATGTGAAAAATAAAACCCAAAGTATTTTTTCTACCATAATGTAACTTTTACTCCTGCTTGAACATTAATACCCATTTGATTATATCCATCTGGTTGTTCGTATTGTTCGTCTGTAATATTATACACACCTAAATAAAATAACTTATTCTCAACTGACTTATTAAGTACAAAATCAAATGTTGTTATAGCATCTTTATCTATTCTGCTATATGTAGAACTATCAATGTCTTTGTGTTTTCCGTAATAGTTCATTGTAACTGTATAACTTAAATCATCTATAATTTTAGATATACTAGAATTATTAGTCCATGTAGGTCGACGTAATTTCTCAGCACCAGTATTTAACTTTGCTTCAGTGTAAGTTGTATTAGAATTAAACATATAACCATTATATACTTTATTTAACCCTACTTCTATACCCTTACTAGTTCCGCCTTCTGCTACATTACTATATGTTGAATTACCATAAGTTATACTATCTTTTTCTGTAATATAGAATAATGCTGTATCTAACCAATCATTATTATATCCTATTTCATACGAATCAAGTGTTTCTGGAGTCAAGTTAGGATTACCTGTATAACCATAACTATCAATTCCATACATTTCGTAAAGTGTTGGCAGTCTATATCCTTGAGAGTAACTTGCTCTATAATTATTATATGCCCAACCTATCCTAGAACTTTGTTTTGTATCAAAATCGCTTATATTATCAACCCTAGTACTAAAACTTAAAATATTATTATTATACACTTTATCTAATTCAAAAAATAACCCTGTTACATATCTATTTTCATTTACAGAACTATTGTAACTATTAATATTAGTTTGAAAATTAGCATTTGCTTCGTTGTATTCTAAACCTAATGTGTAGTCGTAACTTTCTTTATTAAAAGTATGCTGTGATAAAAACGTATCATTTGTGCTTTCATAAGAATCAACTACACCTGATTTATTATAAGACCTATCATGTGTACTGTTATTCAATACTACTTTAGACCCGTTAAATGTTTGTAACTCTAATTGATTATTATTCCATTCCCAGTCACTAGTATAGTTTAATACGTCTGCTGATCCACTATCTAAATTACTATTGTTTATATCTTTTATTTTATTAAATTTTAAAATATACCCGCTACCTATGTAATCATAGTTTATATTAAACGTGTTTGTTTCTAAAGGGTCTTTTTCTGTTCCTTCAGGGTAAACACTTATACCGTCAGTAGATGTTTGATTTGCTACAATTTTAAAATTATGATTATCGGTAACATCTTTATCTGTTATACTAATTTCTTTACTAATATAATTGTTTGATCCTATAGATACATCAATATAAGAATCACCATATGTGTTAGTATTCATATCAATAACACCTGCCGCGGCATTAGGGCCAAATGTATTGCCCATTGGACCTTTTATAACTGTTACATGATTTATTCCAACCATATTATGTTGACTTAAATCATCTGCTCCGCTTGGAGTACTATTGTCTTTTATAGATATACCGTTTAATGTAATTAAACTATGGTCACTTTCTGTTCCCCTAATAAACAAACTACTAGATTGGCCTGGTGGACCATTTTGTATTATGTTTACGCCTTCAACTTGCTGTACACTATTACTGTCAATTATATCATACGAATATGTTGATGTTGCTAAGTCACTTGCTGTACGAGGAATAATTATTGTTATTTCAAGATGTTTGATTTCTTTATCTAATGTTTCCAGCACTAAATCCTCCGCTTTTACTATATTCGCGAAAAGCAGAGTAAAAACGAATAGTATCATTTTTATCATTCTGTATTATAGTGGAAAAACTTAACAGAGTCAAGTTTTTTTTTGGATGTTTTATCCTATAACAAAACTTAGCGGTAAACTACCTTCAACGTAATTTAATAAATCTTGTTCTAGTTTTTCAAGTTCGGCCATTGCTTCTTGTTTTAATTGATCACCGTTCATTGTAGTTCCGCCTTGTGGACCAGCAATAGTGGCAAATTTACTTCTTGCTTCTCCTAGCATATACTTACATTGTGCTTTTGTGTAATCGTATATCCAAGGTTTAGTTCTGTGATCTTTTAAAAGTGTTACATCTGGCTTATGGTTGTATAACCAAAGAAGTACACTTTCGCCTGTAGAATTTACTTTTCTAACTATTGTTAGTTTTTTACTTACAGGGTTAAATGTAAAATTAATATGTCCACCAAACATTCTAGCAGTTAATTCTTGATATTGAGTAAACAATTCGTATGTTGCTAGGCCGCCTACTCGTCCTGCCTGCATTAAGTAAACATTAACATAGCCTGCTTCGAATGGCTCAAAACTATTAGCACCATCTCCGTCGCTAGATCCTATTGTTCTACGAAATACTTGTCTTACTTCTGTAACTTGGCTAGGTAACGTGTACTCTTGTGTATCTGCTACTAGTTCTAAAAAGCCGTAACTTTCTTCAACGCTATTCGAACTACGTTGTCTGTATACATCTGCCGCCTTGTTAAAAGCAATATCATAATGTTGTGGATCTAACTCCACATCTACCATGCCATCACCTAAACTATATCGCACATAATCAAAGCATTTTTGCTTTTCAGTTTGGAGTTCTGTGTTTGCCATTTTTTGTTCCTACTTTAATAGTAGTATTTAGCTCGTTAGCAATAGTATTGTTTCGGGATTTAAACGGCCGTTAAGTTTAGTTTCTGTTACTTTGAGGTTTTCGAAGAACTTTTTACGTTGTATTTTACCACAATTATTAAACTCTTTAAGTTGTTCTTCTGGTTTTCTTAGTGTTTTACACACACTTTGCTTTTCGTCATACCTAATTAGTGTAGTACCTTTAACTTCTAATCCTGTGCCGTCACGTTTTTGTTTAAGCGGATCTATTGAAGAAGTGATGTAATACCCTAACTTTCTAGTTTTTGTGTTATATACCCAAAGCTCGTTAGCCTTAATAATGTCTACAGGGTTAATACTTACAAGTGCTAGTTTCTCATCAGACTTCTTATATTTTACTCTTGTTACTAGTTTTTCAGCACTTTTAGGTTTAACTTTACGAGGTTTACGAGTAAGTTTTGCTTCTGACATTAGCATATCACAAGCGTCGCAAATCAATTTATATGCTTGGTACCTACTTTTTATTTCTTCATCAGTAAAAACAGCAAAACCTTCCTCAAGTTGACTACGCCAATCTAATTCTTGTTCTGTCATTTTTGCTTTTTGTTTTGCTGTAGGTGGGTTTAGTAACTCATGTAACTCATTATACCCTGGTTCATAAAAAGTTTTAATAATTTTAGCATGATTACCTTTACATTGATGTACTCTTAACCATTTTAGAGGAGTAAAAGTTTTTAAATCTATAAGTTCTACTCCAGATTCCATAACGTCATCAATTTCAACTGTCATTCTAATAGCCGCGGCATATAGGCGTTGTTGAATTGTAGGTTGATATACTTGGACTTTTTCTGCTTCTTCTTTTGCTTTTTCTTCTACAAGAGTTTTACCTTTCTCAATAGCACCTGCTATCTGAACTTTAATCCAATCTTTTGTTGGCTTAATAACACCCATTGTACCTGGCAATGATTGCCAGTGTTCATCTTCTTTTTTATTATAATCTGGCATTCCACGTAACAGCATACGGCAATTTATAGATGTTGTTGTACCTATAACGTAACTAGGAACAGCCTTAGCACACTTAATATCGTCTTTGCTATAGCCATTTTGGTTCATCCATTCGTATGTATGCTTAACTAATTCATCTGGTTTAAACGTATGGTAATACCAAGAACTAGTTCCTTGCTTAAAACGGTGGTATTGAGCTCCGTCCCATTCTTCCCAACCATCCCACTTGGGTTCTAGCAACTTATCAGCCGCTGTTATTCTAGTTGATTTTCGTAGTTGTTTACGTTTTGCCAAAGGTTTCTCCTGTTTAACGCTTATATAGTCCGGTAAGTAAAAAAGTTGTTGCTTTTGTGATTATTACATTACTATAACATCATTATGTTATTTGTCAACCGATAAATAATATTACTGTAGAATAGGAAAAAAATATGCCAAGAATCTCAATGTGGAAAGAAAATAAGACTTTTGATTATAGTTTCCACGACAACCGAATCCGTGAAATGTTTACAATAGGCGGTACAGGTGTTAATATACACAAATATTTAGGTACATTCCAACAAGCATCTGGAGATGCTACAAAACCTAAGTATGACACAATTACAGAGAATCGTATACAAGACTTACTATTTTTAGAAAATAGAGATCGAAAATATGATCAAACTGTATATCAGATGCGAGGGTTATATAATGTTCAAGATATTGACTTTGACCTAACACAGTTTGGTTTATTTTTAGCAAATGATACTCTCTTTATAAACTTCCATATGTCTGACATGATAGACATATTAGGAAGAAAGTTGATGAGCGGAGATGTATTAGAGCTACCTCATCTAAAAGATTTTTATCCTTTAGACACAGATTTAAGCACATCATTAAGAAGATATTATGTTGTACAAGATGCTAGTAGAGCCGCAGAAGGATTTAGTCCTACTTGGTATCCACATTTATGGAGAGTAAAATGTACACCAATAGTGGATTCACAAGAATATCGAGATATTCTTGGTGATAAAGACGATTCTTCTAGTTTAAAAAGTTTACTATCTACATATAAAAAAGAATTAGAAATTAATAATGCTATTATACAACAAGCAAATAAAGAAGTTCCTAAAACAGGGTACGATACAGAAAAATTTTATGTAGTACCAACTAACGAAGATGGTACTCCGGCTAAGGCTAGTAGTAAAACAGCAGATACTACAACAACTAAAGCAAGTTCATCAAATGATAGCACTAATCAAACTGCTGTTTCGCCTGTAGGTAACGGGTGGCTAGGTGGCTATTTAAGTGGTGACGGATTACCACCAAACGGGTTTCACGTAACGCCTGCTATACAATTTCCAACTAGTCCTTTAGAAGGCGAATATATTTTAAGACTTGATTATATGCCTAATAGATTATTTAGATACGACGGTAAACGATGGATTAAAGTTGAGGATAATGTTAGAACAACATTAGACGGAACTGGATTAACACAACGTGATTCATTTGTTAATAACACTTCAACATATATAGATAACAAAGGTGTAGCAAAACCAGGTAAAACTGGTTTAAGTTCAGCACTAGAACCAAAGGCAGACGAATAATGGAAAGCGTAATTAAAATAGTTTCTGAATACTTAGAAGTAGACAATGTTAAACCCGAGTCGCATCTTGTAGATGATTTAGGTGCTGACGACTTTGACACTATTGAATTAATAATAAAAGTTGAAAAAAGTTTAGGTGTAAAAATTTCAGACGAAGAAGGTAGTAACATAAAAACAGTACAAGACCTTATTAATGTAGTACAAGGAAATCAATAATGAAAACTTTTTTCTATGATGAACAAATTCGAAGATTTATTTTACAATTTGTTAGAATGTTTTCTCATTACCAAGTAGAATACGGTAAAAATAGAGACGGCAATACAACACTTTATCAAGTTCCTGTTAGATACGGTGATTCTAGCAGACAAGCGTCTGCTATTATGAAGCATAATAGCGAAAACGGAATACCTACATCACCTCTTATAACTTGTTACATTTCAGATTTACAATATGACAGAGATAGAATGCAACAACCTAGTCACATCGATAAAATGCATGTTAGAACTAGAGGAATAAATGAAAATACAGGAGCATATACTCAACAACAAGGAGAAGCATATACAATAGAACGTCATATGCCAACTCCATATAGACTAAACATGAATGTTGATATATGGACAACTAACACAGAACAAAAATTACAGTTGCTAGAACAAATATTAACACTATTCAATCCTGATATGGAAATACAAAGTACAGACAATTATATAGATTGGACTAGTTTAAGTTACGTTGAATTAACTGGGCAAACATTTACAAGCAGAAGTATACCTACTGGAACAGATGACCAAATAGATATTTCTACATTACAATTTAGTATGCCTATATGGTTAAGTTTACCTGCTAAAGTTAAAAAATTAGGAGTTATTAGAAGTGTTGTAAGTGGAATACATGACAATTCAGGTACTATTAAAGACTTAGACATAGGCTTATTATACGGTAATAGAGTCTCAATTACGCCTAATCAGTACGGTATTATTTTATTAAACGGACAAGTACAATTAATTGACTCAGCAGATGCTGTTAATCCAAACACATCTACTGTTATTAGTACTAGTAGTGTTGGACCTAGACCAGAATGGGAAAGCCTTATTAATAACTGGGGTAAAATGACACCATTAGGAAAAGCCACTATTGCTAATGGAACTAGCCAATTACGAGTATCAACAACATCAGAACCAGACGGTGCTGAAGTTATAGGAACAGTAGCATTACATCCATCTAGCAAAGATATATTATTATTTACTGTAGACAATGACACTATACCAACAAACACTTTAGACCCTATAGATGCTATTGTCGATCCTAGTAAAAAAGGTCCAGGTGCCGGACTGAATGCATCAGCAGACGGGCAAAGATACTTGATTATAAATGACATAGGCGCTACGGGTAATGTAGATGGTGCTGATGCTTGGAAGGGTGCTAGTAACGAAGATTTGATAGCCTCAGCGAACGATATTATACAGTATAAAAACAATAAGTGGCAAGTAGTATACGATGCTTCTACTAAAGCAACTGACACAGATTATCTAACAAATAGTAAAACCGGAATTCAATATAAATGGGATGGATCAAAATGGGTAAAAAGTTACGAAGGAGAATACGAGGCGGGATCATGGAGACTAGTACTTTAACTGGTGTTGGTTGTTTATTTTGGTCTCGAAAAACTAATCGTTTTCTTTTTGTTTTAAGAAATACTAAAACATATAAATTTACATGGGCCCTTGTAGGTGGTAAAGTTGAAGTAGATGAAACTGTTTATGAGGCTATGTGTAGAGAAACTATAGAAGAATTAGGTTCGTTGCCTGACATTATCAAAACTATTCCAATAGAAAAATTTACACATAAAAAAAATAATTTTATATACGAAACATTTGTTAATATAGTTGAAGATGAATTTATTCCTGTATTAAATGACGAACACGTGGGGTATGCTTGGGTAGATGTAGATCATTTTCCAAAGCCGTTACACCCTGGATTATATAATACTCTTAATATTGATGCTATTAATGATAAATTAAAAACCTTAGTTAATCATTATATTAATGTTTAAAAGATCCTATATCTAATTCTTGTACAAATTCTCTATATGTAAGATAGCGAACATTTTTATACCATTTATAATTATCTGGATATCCATTAACATTATTATCAACAATAGTAAATGAGGTGTCTGGATATGCTCCAAATATTTGGCACATGTTTGCCTCCCATTTTTCACTTGATACTGAATAATTCTGTGGCATATAACCAGGCGAGCCAGCATACATATTAGAATTATATCCTTCGCCACCTTTTTGTCCTTCATAACCTATCATATATACACTTCGGTGTTTATCAAAACAAGCCATATATACTGCCATTGCTCCAGCATTCATTTGTACACCGTAAGGAATTAAATGAAACTTACCTGGATGTTGTAAACAATTAGGTGCTGTCGAATATACAATTCTCTCATCGGCGTATGGTTTATCTGAATATTCTGTACTATTAGCAATTTCGTTAGTTATTTCTTTGCCTGTAGCAATTAAAAAGTCTGCTTGGAATTCTCTAGACAAAGCATTACAGCCATAAGTTTGGCAAGCCATAGATCCCAACACTCCACCCCTATGGCCAGATAATAAATTTATGTTGAATTTATTTCTAGATTCGCCATTACCAATACACACAGCAATACCCATATGAGTATCATTGTATACCGTACGTGGTATCCACTCTCTTGATTCTTTACGTTGGTTATTTTCGTATCTGACAGATGTTATAAAAAATTCACCGTCATACTCGTCACTGTTCTTTCCTAGCATACTCTTACTTATTACCTAATAATATTAGTTAAGTGTTTTTTGGTCATAAAAAAGGGCGAGTAAAACCCGCCCTTTTAAATTTTAGTTAATTGTTTGCTTACATTCTGCCAACAACTACTTCAATTGTACCTTCGCCTTCGTGATCTTCTAATGCTTTACCAATTACTTGGCCCATTTTTGGATCTTCTTCAGCTCTAGCCATACCGTTACCAGCACTTACCATCATGTCACCTTTTTTGACAGATCCTGTAACTTTACAAGGAACTCTACCAACTAATGCTACAGAACATTTGTTCTCAGCATCCATTTCAGCGTTCATTAAGTAAGCCGGGTTAGATGTAACAACACCCGCTACTGATTTACAACCATCAATATCACAAAGTGATACTTCATGAGTTCCACCAAAGTGTACAACTGTACCAGGCGCATATTCGGCATCAGCCGCATAGCACTCAGCCAAGTCAGCGTATTGAGCCGCTGTTGCTGTACCAGTTAGTGTAGCAACTCTCATGTCAGCATAAGAACTAACAGTTACGTTGCCTGCTGTAGTACCGTCTTCAGAAGTGTTAATAGCCGCAAATTGATCAGCACTTTCGTCCCAAATCATTGCCACGTTAGCACTTGATCCACGCTCTACAACCCAACCCGAGTCATAAGCAGGAGAACCAGACTGTCCAGTAGCCCAAATTTGTAGCGGATCTTCAACAGTTGTGTTAGTTGAACTAACAGTTGTTGTTGAACCGTTTACAGTTAAGTTACCTGAAACAATCATGTTTCCTGTACAAGTAGCGTCATCATTCAATTGAATGATACCAGTTCCGTTTGATTGAAGTACTAAGTTTTCGTTAGTTACAGCATTTTTAACTGAGTTACCAATAACTGTAACGTTACCTGCTTTAGCACCATCTGGTAATAACACACCAGTTGCCGAGTCATCAGCGTGAGCTGAAATACTGACACCAGAGCCCATTGTAGTAGCTCTGTTTAGTTCAATACCAGAACCAGCAGATAGTTGTAGTTTACCAGAGCCTGAACCACCATTAACACTTAGGTTTTGGTTAGCATCAGTACCCATAGTAATTGTACCACTATCATCTTGTAGTACTTGTTTACCATTAACGTATAATGATCCAGAGGATACATACAAGTCTTTCCATTGAGCGTTTGAGGCACCCAAGTCATGTCCTGTTGTTCCGTTGGAGTTAACGTTTGGTATAAGACCAGCACTTGTAAATTTAGCAATAGATGTACCAGCAACTGTGAACTGAATTTCGTCAGCATCAGCAGTTGGCTCAACATTAATGCTAGTGTCCGCATCAGCATCTTGCATATCAGTGATAGTTGATGTAGTAGTTAATACTCTAGCATCAATTGTATCACCAGTAGCAGGTGCTTCTGTGAACGTTAGTGTTGTTCCACTTACAGCGTAAGCAGTAGTAGGAATCTGTACCACACCATTGATTGCTACCAATGTTGTAGAAGTAGTTCCTGCTGAACTTAGTGTAAATGCGGTAGTAGAATCGTTACCAGAGAATGAATCTGCTGTCATAACTGTAAAGTCAGCACCAGCGTTCCATTCAGAACCAGTGTAGATTTCTTGTGTACCTAAAGTAGTGTTGAATCTATACATACCTGTAGCAGGTGATCCCGGACGTTGTGCCGTTGTACCTACCGGTATAATCATAGAGTCAGTAGCAGAGATGTGTAATGTAGCATCAGTAGTCGGCGAAGCCGTTCCTAAACCTACGTTACCTGTAGAACCTTGAACAAATAAAGCGTTAGCATCATTGTCTGATTCGATTCTAAAGTCAACATCTGCACTTGCTTCGTTAACAACAATCTCTTGACCAGCAACACCTTCAATTAAAAGTTTGCCAGATGTAGATGAAATTGTATTTCCATCTATTGAGATATTGTCAACAGCCGCCGCTGTAGTTGTTAATGTAGTACCATCAAATGTTAAGTTAGCACTATCTTCTAAAGCACCACCAGTACCAGCGTATGTAACACGTCCACTTGTTAGGTCTTCAATAACAGCATCTGCCAAAGTAGCAGTTCCGTCAACCTCTAAGTGTCCAGCCGCTGTAACTTTACCAGTTACGTCTAATGTACCACCAACTGCTGTGTTACCACTAGCATGAGCAACTGTGAAACTTGAAGAAACACTAAATGTTGTTCCATCAAATGTTAAGTTAGCATCATCTTCTAAAGCACCGCCTGTACCAGCAATAGTAATTCTATTGTTAGTCAAGTCAGATACTGTAGCAGAGTTCATTGTAACACCAGCGGATGTAGCCGATAGAGCCGTTGTTGAATCTAGTTCAACAGTAAAGGCACCATTTGACCCAGTATCACTGATTGTAGCAGTTGAGTTATTTTCAACTAGTCTTGTAACTTCACCTGTAGCGGAGTCAACATACGCCTTAGTAGCCGCATCTTGAGCCGAAGTAGGATCAGCAACACCAGTTACTTTGTTAGATCCCATTGCGATTGTTTGAGATCCAGCAACTGTTAACGAACCATTGATTGCTGTAGCACCGTTTGATGTTAATGTACCGGCAACTGTAGCCGCGCCATCAACGTCTAGTAATCCACCCATGTGTAGGTTTTCAGCAACACCCATACCACCAAAAACTACTAAAGCACCTGAAGTGTTTGAAGTAGATCCAGTTGTAGCGTTTGCGTCAATACGTCCTGTCACATCTAATGTACCAGCAACTACTGTATTACCAGTAGCACTTGCTACTGTCATCTTGTTAGTAGCAACACTAAAGTCACCCGCAACATCACCAGCGCCACTAATATCTAAACCAGCACCAATGTACTGTCCAGTAGTAGTTACGTTAGTTCCGTCATATGTGAATCCAGCGCCATCTTCTAAGATACCGTTAGTTCCTGCTGTTACAACACGACCGTCAGTTAATGTGCCTGAAGTTACAGAGCCAACAACAATATTACCTGCTGTTCCACTCATTACTTCTGAAGTGTTAGTAACGTCTGTCAAGTAAACAAAAGCATCTGCTGAGTTATCATAACCAAAGTAGCCAAGTTTAGCACTTCCGTCATAATATCTAAATTCAATACCTCTGTCTTTACCGTCGTCTGAACCAGGAGCAGAATCACCACCCAATGTAAAGATTGGATCATCAATAGTTACAGTTGTTGAGTTTGTAGTTGATGTTGTACCGTTAACTGTTAAGTTACCAGTAACAATAAAGTTCTCAGACATAGTAATATCTGAACCGCCTCTAGCAATAGCACCACCATTAAATGTCATGCCGCCTGCTGTAAACGTAGATCCGTCGAATGAACCAACTTCTGTGTTGTCAGTTGTGAAAGTAATCTTTCCATCTGAACCAGTGTCAGTTACAACAACACTTGAATCTAGTTTAGAGATAGTATCACCTGCCGCCGAAACTGCGTTATCCGCATAGGCTTTCGTAGCAAGGTCTAAGTTATCACTTGGTGAGTAAGAACTGTGAGCTCTAATTTGTAAGGCACCTGCCGCTGTCGCACCAACTGTTAAAACATCAGTTGCTGTTCCACCAACATTAGCGTTTAATACAATAGCACCATCTTCTGTACTGTTTGTAACGTCAATAGCCTTACCAAGTAATTCAGCAAATTGTGTAGCATTGCCACCGTCGTCATCACCAGTCCAAGCAATAGAACCTAAAGCATCACCGTCTGCCGGAGAAGCACTATCTTTTACGAAGTGTATTCTTCCGCCTTCACCGTCAGCGTTAGTATTCTTAAGTTGAACGTCTGGTTTGGAACCACCGGACTGCTCTAATAAAAGATCAGAACCAATTGTACCGTTAACTGTAATAGTGTCGCCTGCGGCGTCACCTAAAGTTACAGCACCGTTTAAAGTAGTAAGTCCAGCAACTGTAAGAGTACCGTCAACATCAGCGTTACCGCCCATGTGTAAGTTCTCAGCAAGTCCTAAACCACCATCAACGATTACAGCACCAGTAGTATTACTAGTTGATGATGTAGTAGCGTTAAAGTTTGAGATGCCTGTTACGTTTAAAGTATCTCCAACAACTACGGCACCTGCCGCACTTGCTGTAAAGTTACCACCAACGTCTAAAGCACCTTCTGTTACTATTTGTCCGCCTGTATAAATGTCTTCTGCGACACCTACACCACCGTCAACAATTAAAGCACCAGTTGTCTTTGAAGACGATGCCGTTGTTGCGTTTAAGTTGACAGCACCAGTTACATCAAGTGTACCACCGACAGTAGTATTACCACTTGCCGCTGTTACAGTAAATTCACTGCCGTCGCCAACTGCGAACGTAGTACCATCAAAGTGTAGGTTAGCGTCATCTTCGACAACACCACTCGCACCTGCGATTAGTACTCTGTTATCTGTTAAGTCAGAAATTTTAGCACTTGCTAAAGTTACTTCTGACGATGTAGCAGAGAAAACTGTAGTTGAATCGATTTCCATTGCTACCGATCCAGTACCACTGTCGTCTACTGTTACTGTTGTATTTCCTTCTACAAGACGTGTACTTGAACCTAGTTGAGTATCAACATAGGCTTTAGTTGCCGCGTCTTGGTCCGCACTTGGATCAGCAACGCCAGTAATTCTATTACTGCCTAATGCTAAGTTTCCGTTCGGATTAATTGTAAAGTCTCCTGAGCTAGTAGTAATTCCATTAGCATCAAGAGTGGTATTGTCAACGACCAACGAACCCGCCTGTAAAGCGGCGTACGATGAAATGGTAATGTTGCCTGCTGTTGATCCAGTTTCTGTAGTAGTCGCTACAACGAATTGATCAGCACTTTCGTCCCAACCAATAAACACGTTTGCGTCGTCACCACGTTCTGTGACCATTCCAGAGTCAACTGCTCCAGAGCCAGATGCTCCAGAAGATAGTACCATTAAAGGATCTGCTACTGTAGTATTAGTACTGTTTACAGTAGTAGTAGTTCCTGAGACCGTTAAGTTACCAGATATTGTTAAATTCGAACCATATGTAATCGAATCAGCAAGTTTACCAGCCGTAATTGCGTTATCCGCAATCTTCGCCGTTGTGACCGCCGAGTCGGTAATCTGGTTCGTTTTTATTCTAGTTACAGCCATTTCCACAACTCCTTATATAAAAGATTGTAAGGTTTCTTTGTAATGTTATTTATCGTGGATTGGAAAAAGTAATGTATGTAGTTAGAATTTTAGTGTAAATCGACCCATGTACTACTAGCATATCCTTGAAACTTATTAGTTGTAGAATTGTATATTACGGCACCGTTTGACGGTGATAAAGCGTTACGTTGTGTTGTTGTATAACTAGCAAATTGAACTAGTTGACTATGTGTTGTTGCTGTGCTTGTAACTGTTAACTTGTCTGTTCCTGCTACTTTTATATGAACAGTATCACTATCAGAAGTACGTTCTACTTCTATTTTAGTGTCGCTATCAGCGTCTTGTATTCTGTCTAAATGTGTTATACTTGTAAACGTTCGAACACTAATTTTATCACCCGTTGCTGGTGCTGTTGTAAATGTTAGTGTTGTTCCACTTACTGAAAAGTCAGTTGTTGGAACCTGTACCACACCGTTTAATGATACAAAAACTGTATTGGTAGAAGCACTATTACTTAAAGTAAATGTAGTATCACTACCATCACCGTCAAATGTGTCATTTGTTAAACTGTTTGTGTCCGGGTCACCTACTCTAACCCAAGCACTATTTTTATATACTTCAACTATGTCTAAAGTTGAGTTATATCTAATTTCACCTTCATCTGGTGACGTTGGCCTTTGTGCTGTAGTACCATAAGGTAACTTCATACTTGAAGTAGTATTAATCTTAACAATACCTGTACCTTGAGGATCTAAAATTAAATCATCATTAGTAGGCGTTGATAATGTAGTGCCATCTGCTGTTATATCTCCTAAAGAACTACTTGCTCCACCAACACCAAATGATCCTGTGTATCTTGCTCCTGATACATAAACTGACTTGCCTGTAAAGTTTACACCGTTTGGTAAGTTACTACCAATAAAATGTACAACACCGGATTGATAATCAAAGAACCATTCGTCGTTGTTGCCAGAACCTGTAGCAAATACTTGAGTACCTCCACTTGCGGCTGTACCTGCATTTCCTGATGTATGTATATAAACTTTTAACTGATAAGTTGAACCTATTTCAGGTGGAATCCAATCTGTTAAGCCTGTTTTCCAAGTTCTATTAGCGGCCGCTGTTCCGTCATTAGTACATTCATCTGGAGCACTTGTAGGATAAACTGTTACTACTGATGTATTTGACCCTGGCATAACAGAGGGTATATCACTTGCTTGTTGCCAAACTTTGTCGCCTCTTAATAATAGAGGAGATGCTATTGCTTCGTTGGGTGCTTTCTTGGCTGAGTTGGTGTCTGTTTTAGTAGCACCGTAACCGAGCTTCTTCCAAAGATAGTCTACTTTTTTAGCGTCTGATATAGCCATCTTTAAGCATCCTCAATCTCTAAAGCAGTAATCGAATCACCACTTACTAATTTAATTCTAACTAGGATAGTATTACCTGTAGTGTTAGCCATATTCTCAGAACCAAGTGTTAATGTACTACTTTCATTTGATACTGTTGAACCTGTAGTTACTCTATCTCCCGGTGTATTAGCACAACCGTTTGATCCGTTACCACCTGCTCCTGTATTACTACCCGGAACACCTGATCCAGCGTAAGTATCTGTAGCATCTATCCAGCCATTTAAACCACTAGCACTATCAATAGCAGAGCCAGGTGCCGCAATCCATACCCCTGATAACTTTCCACTAAACTTAAATTTAAAGTTAGCGGCCGGTGTTCTACGGAAAGCAAAAGTAAAGTATTGAGCTCCACTTCTTCCTGTTGATAAATCAGGACCTGCTGGTAAGTAGCCTGAACTTAAATCTGTTGTATAATGTTGTAATGTTCCAAATCTACAAATTGCTTCTTGTGTTCCTGCTACTGTAACAGCACCACTCCAAGCATTACTTGTATAATAATTTGTACTTCCTGTGAAACTAGGTGTATCACTAGCAGTACCAAAGCCTGTAATTCTTACACCATCATCTGTATGTGTACTTCCGTTACCTAAACTATCTGAAATTGGAATACCTGCTTCATCGTCCATAGATAATAATGTATTTGTGTATAACTGAATGTTTGTTGAACCTTCAGAATATGAACTAGTACCATTACAGTTACTAGCCCTTAATTTAATTCTTTGAACTGAGCGCCTTTGAGTACTTAAAAGAGGTACATTTAAAACGCCTAAAGTATAAGCACCGCCAACACCTATGTTTACTTTTGGTATTCCACTATCTAACATTGTTGTACTACCATCAATATTAGCGTATGTAAAATTCAAATTAGATATAACGTGTCCTGATGTTCCTTCTTGGTTACTACCTGGATCAACTTCAACTGGAGAACTTGTATCTTTATATGCTTGTCCTGTAAAGTTGGCTACCGTTGATCCTGTAATAGCAACACTAGGAGAACCTGTATTATAATAAGGTATACCTGAAATATATCTAAATACTCCGTCTACTCCACCTGATATTGTTCCTATTGTTGCTGTAGGACTTGACGTCATATCATCTTTAACAATGTGAACTACATTAGTGTTTCCACCTCCTGAACTTTCCAGTCTTTGAGCACTAGATCCAATACTATAATCAGATAATGCTTCAGTTATTTTTGCTGTTGCTACAAGATATGCTCTCTGTGGATAAGAAGAAACTACTTGATCATAATCTCTGTGATTTGTTATTACCAACGTGTCATCTGTTGTATTATTAGCACCACCTTCTGATGTTGTAAAAGTTCTAGCACCTTTACTTACATTATTAATTTTTGATGTAAGTGTTTGATTTGTACCATCATAGTGGTTAGTTATAAAGTTTGACACAGTATTTGTGTCGAGTGTAGAAGTACTTGTATAACGTCTAGATGTTGATGTGCTTAACGAATCTCCTGGAGATTGAGATGTAAATGAACTTGTATTGTCTGTAAATCCATGACATAACTTTGGTGAACTTCCCTGGTATGAATCATTTAATGTTAAACTCTTAGTACTTAAATTTGCTGGTGCTGACGGTACAGAATTCATTTGGAATGTTATTCCTGTATATGAATCTGATTGTGCTGTTATGTCTGGTGTAGCATTTACTGTAAGATTTAAATTATAATTACCTGCTGATTTTCCAGCATAGTTATGAGTTATAGCATTACCAATAGTACCTGCTGTCGATCCGTCTTCAGTTGGTGTATCATTAGAACTTCCATCTGCCCAGTTAATTGTATAGTTGGCTCCTGTTACACTAGGACTAACAGCATTAGTCATTGTAACTAACGCTCTGTTGTTTCCATCTAAATCTGTATAATCATATATGTCATATTGGTTATCACCACTTCCGTCACTTGTTGTTACAGCCGATGCTGTAGCACTTGCTCTCATATCAGGTTCAACGTGTACTGTAAAGTTTGATGTAGCAAAAGGTGAACTAGAGTGATCACTTAAAACTTCTAAATAACCTGTGTAATCTACATTAGTACCAGCATTTTGTTGAGCATTAGTTAATGTATAAGTGTGACTTAAATTACTTGTGCCTGTATCTCCAGGTTGTCCACTACCGGTGTTAACTGTTGTTGTAGTTCCATCACCCCAAGTATATCTGTATTGAATTCCGTATGTTGAATAAGAACCAATAGTTGATTCTGTATTGTTTGTAAATGTTACAGGGTGTCCACTTGTTCCTGCTTCGTTAATTCCGCTTGTACTTGACAACGATACTGTTGGTGTATGATCATCATAAATTTTATGTGATCTTGAAAGATCTGTTGGTACATCACTAGGTAGTGCTGTAGTGTGACTATCTAATGTTAATTCTACTGTTCTTGTTTGTTCTTGTTCAGTACTTGCTGTAAACGTGTGAGCAAGTCTGCCTCCACCTACACCGCCTGCTGAACTATCACTTGATATAACATCATTACTCGATCCATCACCCCATGCCCAAGTGTATTGAACTGTTGCTCCACTTGTATTTGTTGTATTATTCTGGAAGTAAATTGTAGCACCATCATCCCATTGTGTAATAGGTGAACCACCACTTGAGGCCGCGTATGCGGCAAAACCTACTACAGGAGTCGCTGTGTATATAACAATATAACTTGCTCTTGTTTTGCTTACACTTGAACCTGTTCCAGTACCATTATGATTTTTTGCTGTTACTGTAACAGTAAAAGGTGAATTAGTATTTGAATTGTAAGTATGCGAAGGTGTACTATCTGATGTATTAGTTGTTGCTGTTTCTCCAGTACCCCAATCAATGTCATATCTTGTTGGATTGCCATCTGCTGTAATTGTAAGTGTTACTGTAGTACCAGCACCGCCTGATGTTACATCTGCTGAAAAATCAATATTTGTAACAGCAGTATTATTAATAATATTATTTGATAATTCGTTTAAATCGTCTAATGCTGTACTAATATTAGTAGTGTCTTGCCAGTTATTAATAGCACCTGTTGGATATATTGTACTATCATCAGGATAGCTCATTGTAACATCACGTCCTGTTACTAATCCGCCACCTGAAACACTTGTCCAAGATAAATTTCCTGAACCGTCTGTTGTTAAAACTTGAGATGACCCACCACCTGTAATTGTAATATCTTCAACAGCGCCTAAATCTAAATCACCACCAACCGCACGGATTGATCTTCCTTCTATTGTTACGTTGTCTACTTGTAAACTTTTGGTGGGGGAGTTTGTGTTTATTCCGATGCGGTCATTGACCACGTCAATGTATAATAAATCTGTTTCAAATGCTATATCTGTGCCTAAACGCTCAAGATTTGCCTTAAGCATGGCGCCAGAAATACGTCCTATGGCCATTTAATCTCCTCCACCTCTATTCATTCCTGGGTGAGCCCGGGTATAATATAACAGATAATTCTGCTACAATATTATTTATACAATTATAAAAATTAAGATAAAACGCTGGTTGTTGTTGAATCAAAGCCTATAAAGGCATAAATTCTGTGTCCGTTTGGAGGAGCACTTGTAAATGTAATATCTCTACCTGAAACAGTATAAGCCTGAGTAGGCTCTTGTGGAACGTTACCTACTATAACAATAACATTTTTTACATCTGCTGGTGCTGTAGTGAAAAAATTAGTAAACGTTGTTGTTGATCCGTCACCTGTTGCTGTATCAAGACCCATTCCTAATGTGCCTTGAGGTGTTACAGATCTAAAAGCAGTACCGTCATAGTATTCCATTCTGTTTGTATCTTCGTTAAAACGAAATGTTCCTTTATCTGGGGAGTCAGGTCTTTCTGCTGTAGTTCCAGATGCTGTAGAAATTCCTGTTGATTTAGCCTTTAAAAAATATCCCATTTTTAAATACCTACGTATGAAACAGTAGCATATACTGATGAAGCGTGAGAACACAATGCTTGTATTGTATCACCATTTGATAATACAATTTTTTCAGCACTCATAATATATGTGTCGCCGGCATTAATTGATAATGATTTAATAATTCTATTTGTAGCATCTGCTGTACCGCTATTTGCTACAAGATGGACATCAATAGTTCTTGCCGAAGCATTATCATTTGTAAAAAATATAGATGTAGTTGCCGAATCACCACTGCTCGTATAAACTGTACCTATGCTTGTTCCTAAAGTTGCTTTTGCTAACGCCATTTTCTTTTCCTAAAATATCAATCCGTATACGATTGCTTTACTCTTACTTACCATTTCTTGTGCCGAACCTGATGGTGCTTGAACGTAAACTCCTGTTCCTCCACCGCCTGGTGCTTTAGCATAAACTAATGATTTTCCCGAAACCGCACTCGGATCTGTTGTTTGTGTTAATCTCAAAAGGGCATCTGTAGTAACATTTCCAGTAACGTCTAAAGTAGTTGATACTGTTGCCGCTCCAGTAACTGCCAGTGTTGTACCATCAAAGGTTAAATTTGCTTCGCCTTGTAAAGCATTTGCTCCTGTAACTGTTGTTATAGTATTGTCTGTAGATCCAGTTAATGCTACACCACCTGCTACTCCATCAACGTATGCTTTTGTAGTTAAGTGTGTTGCTGATGTAGGTGTTCCGCCTGATACTGTTGTTAATGTACTTCCTTCTTTAAAAGTAAAACTATCAACACTATCATCATATAATATTGTTACATTTGTTGCTGATCCTCTTTCGATTTCAATACCAGCCGTTGTCGCTGTAATACCAGCACCAGATTCATCTTTATTTAAAACAATAGTGTTATCTGAGATTGTAGAATTAGTTGTTTCTACTTCAGTTGTAGCACCTGTTACAATAAGATTACCTGCTACAGTAAGCGAGTGAGTTGTTACGGTAACATTAGAATCTGTACCACTAGTAGTGATCTTATAATGTCCGTCAAATCTTTTCTCTGAAATTTTTGCCATTTTTAATTATCCTTATACATTATTTATTTCTTTTTCGAACTGTTCAAACGTGATTTCTCTGTGATTTGAGCATTCTTTCCATTGTTCTGGCACAAAATTATTCAAAGCACCTATTCTAGCAAAATTTTTATCTGAATATTCTAACATTATTCGTCTAATTTGATCGACCCAGTTCATATAATATGTTGCGGCCGCTGTAGAAGGCTTGTAAGCATTTGTGCCGGAATATATATTATTAATATCATTGTCTCTATCACCCACACCCATTAGATCAAATCCCATAAAATAAATGTATCTGTGACCTTCAAAACAGGCATAAGTTAAAGCAACAGGGCCACTACTATATCCCCAATTATGCTCTATTTTTCTACTATGTATATTTTCGTAATCAGTATCTTGCCACTTTCTATCCACGTGTGTTTTAATAAGTTTGCCAGGCCGTCTTGTATAAAAAGGAATTTTAGCAGGAATATTTTCTAAAACATCAGGATTAATTTCTGATAGCTCTATCTCTTCTCTCATTTTGTCATCAGTAGCAATTAAAACATCAGGGAGAAAATCTCTATATAAAGCGTTACAGCCATATATAGTTCCTTTGCCTCTTAATGTATTTAAATCAAAATGAGATCTTGATAATCCGTTGCCAATTACAAATGCTTTATCCATTATATACCTTCAAAAAAAATGACTGCTAATAATAGTAATTAGCAGTCATTTTGAATTATAATGATCTATCTGATTAGATAGCAACTATTGTCATTTTATTAACAGCAGAGTCATCCGAAATTGACCATGTGTATCTTACACCGTCAAAATCAGTACAAGATCTGTTGTACATTTTTTTGATATTTTTATAAGTTGTAGTACCGTTAATTACAGCAGAAATAGACATTTCGTTAGCGCCTAAGTTCTCAGATGCTTTATCAACTAGTGTACATACACCTTCATTGCCTGAATCATCTTTAGCATCATCAACTAAAAATTTGTTTGATGATCTTTGTGATTTAATCATTCCTTGTACTGAAGCCGAGTTTGAACCTACTTTACAGTTAACATTAATGTTACCTGAATCTGTATCAACTTCACCAAAGTGTTTTTTATTTACTGGACGTCCCATTTTTTTCTCCTAAGTTACGTTTTAAGTAATACGCGGTGGGTCAATTCCGCATAAGTCCACACCATTTGTGGCACGATTTTTGACAGTAGTATTTATCTAAATAATATACTTTTTAACAACCTCATAAACACATTTATGACCGTAAGCATTAAGTTTTCTATCAGGGGCACAATCTTTATAAAAAGAACCAACATTAGTTAAATCAGGATGTTGCTCCATTACCCAACCCCAAAATTGATTTATATCACCTCTGTTTATATATGGTATAACTATTAATTTATCTGTAGATTTTCTATAACTTTCTTGTATAAAAATTAAACACTTTTTATTATGAGCCCAACTATTTAATATATCATATGTAAAATTAGATTGCCATTCGCAATACTCGTGTGTCATATGAGGTCCTAAATTTTCTGTAATGTTATGTAAAGGTCCTGTTACGTCCCAGTTTAATGATCTGTTTGACGAGGGCATTACACTAACAAAAAAATCATTATAACCATTATCTATATTACTTTTTAAAATTGTACTAGCATAATACAACGGACTAATGCCTATTGTGTGTTCTTTTGATGGCTTATGTAATGTTATAACATTTTCAAAATCTTTACCTAACAACTCCCACCAGTGTTCTCCAGATTTTACATTAAAGCCATTATATGGCCCAGGACTTGCTATAAGTTGATCGCCGTATGTTATTAAATTTTTGCCCATAATATTATTTAACATAATATATTCTCAAAAAAATGTCAACCAAAAAATAGTCATAAAAAAAGGTAAACACGAAGTTTACCTTTTCTCTTTTACTTTACCGTGAGTAAAAACGTGTGTATTAAGGCACAACCCTAAACAAGCAAAATAGGGAGGACTCGGTTATACCTCCAACCCCTTGACCGGATACCATTCCTAATCCAGGGAGCCTAGTTCCGCTCGGTAGAGCGATGTGATTCTTAGTTTCTCAACTTTGAACCTGGGTACCACCCCTAACTAGCCTAGTTCGACGCTCTGGTAAACGCCTCTTCCTAGCACTATAAACAAAAGTTAATTATTCTTTTGTTGCTATGTTACTAATATAGCAAACATTTACTATATTGTCAACCTTTTTTTTAATTTTTTTGGAAAAAGATATTTTGGCCAAAAAGAAAGGCGCCTAAGCGCCTTTCTAAATACTTCTAAAGTTCTTTACTATTAAGCAAACGAGATGTTTGACATAGCAATTTCACCCAAGTAGTCACCAGCATTACCAAGTGATGATGCTGTGTTAGTTAACTCAACATAACCGTATCTAGTCATGAAGCCAACTACTGGCTCTAAAGTATCAGGATCAAGTACAACACCTGAAGACATTAGAGGAACGTATGGGCAATAGAACGCCGCCGCGTCTGCTTCGCTTGAACCTTTGTATCCAACTAGTACTGCTGAGTCATCAGCCGCATAAGTGTCTACGTAGATTTTCATAGCGCCATTCAATGTACCTACAAACTTGTTGTTTGTTGGTGCTTCAAATGAACCTTCAGTTGTTCTTGCGAACGCTGAAGTAGAAGCAGATTGAAGTACTGTAAGAGCTTGTGGAGAAACCACAGCCCAGTTACCAGCACCACGTCTAGTTCTTTGAGCAATTTTATTTGCTGTTCTGTTGATTAATACAGCCAGAGCCGCATGTTCGTCACCAACGTAAGTAGCAGTACCACTTACAGCCGTTTGGTTGTAAGTTTCTTCAGTAGCCGCTAGTGATCTTAAAGAAGTAAGAACTTCTTGGTCGATCTCAGCAGTAATTTCTTGAGCCAAAGCGGCCATAATTTCTGCTTCAACGTCGATTCCGTGCATTGATTGAGCGTCTTGAGCCGATTCAAATGTCCAACGAGCTGATAATTTACGAGTTTTCGCTTCAACTGGTTGCTTTAAGATTTGAATGTTCAATTTCTTACCTGGTGCACCTTCTAAAGTAGCCGTAGAAGCACCTGCTCCTGGGTTACTATCGTTACCTGAGTAAGATTCTGCAATCTTGAACGGAGATAATGCTTCGTCACCAGCAGTGATGTTTGTAGCACCACCTGTAGTAGTATCAGCATATCTAACTCTTAGTGTATGAATTTGACCTACTGGGCCTTGCATAGGCTGAACACCAACGATTTCGTTAGCGATAACAGTAGGCATAACACGTCTGATTACTGGTAGTATCACACGGTTTAATGTAGCAACGTTACCGGCAGATGTCGCGCCAGCAGTTGCCGCCTCTTTTAAGTATGAGCGGGTATTCTCTAAAACAACGCTCATAGTTGATTTAGAATTTCCATCTAAACCTTCCATAAGTGCCGATTTAGTATCATCCCAACGGCTTTCAATTAATGTATCTGACATTTTTATGTCTCCCTTATAATTACATTCCAGCCAATTTCTGAAGAAGAACTATGTTGCCTTCATCAGCGTCTTGGCTTTGTTTAGTTTTATTTCCAGTAACTTCTCTACGAGTTTCCGCTAAAACTTCTTTCTTTGGTGCCTCGTCTTTTAGTACTGCTGGCAAATATTTGTCGTATGCTGATTGTATCTTATCAGTTGCGACACTTTCGAGTAAACTTTGCATTACTTCAGCCTGCTTGTTTGCTAACGGCTTCATTAATTCATTGAGTTTTTCTTTTCTTTCGATACCCTCGTTAATTTGCTCAATTCTTGCCTTTTGAGCTTCAACTTCTTTAGCAGATGCTTCTGATTTCTCAGTTGCTTCTTTTAATTGCTTGTCTTTGTCAACAATTACTGCTTCTAAATCTTTCATTTCTTGATTTTCATTCAAGTAACTAGTAGAATATTCAGCGGCAAATGTTTCAAACAATTTGCGACCAAAGTTGTTTTCACGAGCCTGTTTGATATCTTCTTTAAGTTGAGTTAGTTCGTCTCTTAAAGTACCTGTTACGGCTTCCTTAACAAGTTTGCTTGATTTCTCTACAAATTTCTTCTTGAGTGTATCAAGTTGATCTTTTGCTTCAGCAACTAATCTTACTTTAGTTTCCACAACGTCTTTCTTATCTTTGTGGAATTCAGTAATTTCAGATGCTAAGTTTTCAATTACAAACTTTTCAAGTTTTTCCATTGTAGCAGACTGTGACTTACGATCTGATCTAAGTTCACTAATTTCTTCTGCTAATTTCTTAACTAGGAAATTATTAAACTTTTCAGCAGATTCAGTCATTTTCGCATTAAGTTTAACACGATCTTCTGCTAATGCTTTCTTTTCAGCAACTACTTGCTCAATTTCAGCACTTAGGTTTTCCGTAACCATCTTATCGAGAGCCTCAACCATAGTTTGTTTATCATGCTCATAACGTCCGGCGAATTCCTCGCGGAGATCCTGAGTAACTTCTTCACGGATTTCTTTTAACTTGGTATCCCAAGCCTCAGTAATCTGTGCTCTAGTTTCCTCATTCACTAAATCGCTATCAAGCAACGGTTTGATGACTTCTAACATATTGGTCAACTCCTAACTTTTAGTTCTTGGATGAGCTTTAATACTTCATCCTTTAAATACCTCTGTACCTTATTATCATGCTGTGCTTCTTTGGCAATTTCTAAAACTTTATGACCATGTGTCATGTTCAAAAGTCCTTCGTATATTGCCGTAGGGTAGGCATTAGGTGCAGAAGGTTGTGCTACGACATCTATCGTAACTATCTCGAATTCGCTCACCTGTCCGGTGGCTTCATTGACATTGCCGCTTCCGCGACTGCTTACTCCCAATTTTACACCATTGTCCACCATAGTTTTCACTAGTTGTCCCATTGGTGTAGGGAGAATCTTTAATTTACCAAATCCGTTTGGACCATCCATCCACATATTTTCTACCATGTGGCATACCCTGTCTAGGTTAACTTGTAACCCTTCTGGGTGGTCTACTTCTCCAAGGACGCTATTGCCTGTAGAGATTTGGTCATTTAATGTTTTTACTGCCGAAGCAATTTCGTTCACAGGATATACACGTTGGTTAGCATTTTTTACCCCACCTTGTATACAAATTCCTTTCATGTACAAGTCCTTGCCTTCGTTAGCAGATTCTATTACTAGATTTGCTTGATCGAACGTTAAGTTTTCTTGTAGTAAAGGTTTCATTTCCTATGTCCTTATTTTGTTACCGGCTTTGGTGCTGGCTTTAACGCTTGTTTTCCGCCTGGCTTGTTTTGGTTTCCAGCGTCAGAAGTTTTTGGAGATGCCGCTTTAGCACCTTTTTCTTCTGCTGAGCCTTTAGCGATATTACCGGCAGAACCGCCCATATCGTTTTTGCCTGCTACTGGACCTGATTTTCCTTCGCCGCCTTCTGAAGTTACTGGAGCAGGTGCTTTTTGTGTATATTCTACAACTTGCTCTGCTTCTTCTTCAACTTCGTCTTTTGCTTCTTCAACTGGTGCTTCTTCGCCTTCAAACGCTACTGCTTCTTCAGGTTCCATGTCCATTTCTGGTTCCATGTCATCTGCTGGTGCTTCGTCGTCTGCTGGAGCATCGCCAGTCATATTTTCAAATTCTGATCTTAAATCATCAATCGCAGTTTGAAGGTCTAAAATTTCATCTTCCATACGCTCAGCGTCTTCTGGATCCATTTTTTCTTCACCTGCGTCTAAGCCCATGTCGTCAGCCATGTCGCCAGCGTCTGCTTCAGGATCTTCATCCTCAGCATCGTCTTCGCCCATGCCTACTTCGTCGGCTTTAATGTCAGCAACCAAATCAGCAGTTTCGTCTTGAGACAAGTTTTCTTCAACTTCGTCTGTCGCTTCTTCTACTTTTTCTTCGGATGCTTCTTCTACTGTTTCGTCGGCTTCTTCCACTTTTTCGTCTGCTTCTTCAACTGCTTCTTCTGAAGCCTCATCGATATCAGCAAGATCTTCTTCGTCGATTAAGTTTTCGTAAATTTTACGAGACTCATCAACAGCGATCTCATGAAAAAGGTCTTTAGCCTTATCTTCTTCCTCATTGACTACTAGTTCAATAAGTGATTTCCATTTGTCATTCATGTTCGAACTCCTTGTTAATACACGAGATATGGCGCATTTTCGTAATAGTATTTACAAATATGCTAATATAATTCGTTAAAACATCAGATAATCGCAACTTTTGGCAATATTTCTGATATTTTATTGTTTTTAATTAATTGTTGTTTATAAATCGTCGCCTGAGTCTTGTTGCCCGTACTGTGCCTTAATTTTCTCTATCATTTTTGATTTTTCAAATTTCTTGGCGTCATGCATTCTTCTCAAGCCATTGATTTGACCCAAAGTAAGTTTACTCTTTCGAGTGTTACCTTGTACAATGATACTTTGATCCTGTTCAGGATCGTAAAAATCTTTTAAATTATTTTTACTGTCTTTATTATCTAATTCAAATAGTTTCATGTTAATATTTATTCAATTAAATTGAAATATCCTCTTCTGCTCCTGCTTCAGGTTCTGCTTCTGTGTCTCCACCTTCGCCACCCGCATCAGCATCGCCTAGGTCATCACCACCTAAACTATCCAAATCGCCACTCAATCCGCCCGGAGTAATTCCGGCACTTCTAAGTGATTTACTTCCTATAGCAGATTCTGAGTCACCTTGTTCCTCACGCCATAGTCTGTCATTCTCTGCCATTTCTTCTTCAGTAAGACCTAAAAATCTTTCTAAAGCAAATCTTTTAGAGACATATTTTAAACCTTCCATCTGTGTAAAGTTGCTAATACGACTAGCATCAATATCACTTTGTCTATAACTAGCAAAGTTTTGAGGTTCATTAAACTCAATATCAAATATTGAATTATCAATGTTAACACCTCTCCAACGTAACCACAATTTAAATTCAGCGTCCATTGTACTTGCTACTAAACTTTGTAGTCGCATACAATACTGATTAAATCTATGTTCTTGTATTAGTGCTACACCTACTTTGCCATCTGCTACTGTGTTAGTAGCGTCATCGCCTGATGTGGGCAAATATGTTGCTGGTATTCTTAAACCTCTGTACAGTTTATTAGTAAAGTATTTTAAGTCTGAAATTTCACCTAGGTTTTCACCACCTGGTAATGTTTCAACTTTAGAACCTCTACCTTCTGCTGTTTGAGGAAAGAAATAATCTTCATTTGTTGATAATGGATTGTAAGTAGCATCCATCATACTTTGTCCACCACCTGTTTGTGTTGGAATACGTCTTTGGTGTATTTCGTTTTTAACTCTTTCAACATAACCCATTGCCATGTGTGTTGGCATGTTACCTACGTCAATGTAAAATACTCTACGCTCAGGTGCTCTTTGAACCCTGTATATAATAATAGCGTCTTCTAATAATTCTTTTTGTTTGAATACTTTAAAAATATTTTCTAATACACTTGTGCCGAATGGCCAGTTATTATCTAACCCTTCAGTTAAACTTAAATGTACAACGTTTTCAGCATCTATAGAATTTTCAGTTACTTCAGTTTGTCTGCCTTGGTACTGTCCAGCCTGGTTATGTCCTGTTGTACTAGAACTAGGTGACATGTTTGCTGTTTCTGTGTGTGCTGGTGCTGTAATTGTTAAGTTTTCAAAATTAGGAGCAATATCTTTTAATACATAAACTTCAGGTGCTTTACCTTTTGCTTCGTTAACAACAACCTTCACTACGTTTTGTGGCTCAACCCAAAACCATTCAAATGTTTCTGGGTCTCTAATAAATGTTTGATCTCCGTACTTGAGTACGTTACGAAACATTTTAAAAATTCTTTTATTAAAATCGTTTAAACTAGTCCAATTTTTAAGTTGTTCACTTAAAACTTTTACTTCTGTTTCTGTTGGATTTTCTTTAAATTTAAATGTAAATGGTGTTCCGTTTTCAGGAGACTTCATTGTACAAAATTCTGCTAGAATATCAATTGCTGTATTAACTTCTGAATCCATATCCATAGATTCATATTGATGATATCTTTCAATTCTATTCGGGTGTCCTACATATACTTCTGGTAATTGGCTTTGGTAATTTTTAAAACCTAAATCGGCTTTAGAGTATCCACCAGCATTGCTAAGAGGACTTAGGGCGCCTGTGTCTACTGTTTTAAAATATTTTTTCCAACTCATAGTGTTTGTTTCCTATCCCAATTAAACTGGGTGTAATGCTATTTATGTACTTTTTAACCTTGCTGAGCAATATCCTGAATATGTCTATTACTTTTTCTATTAGATCCAAGTATAGCATTTAATTTAGAAACTGTTACATTGCCAATTTCTTTGTTATTTTCTAATTCATTTGTAGCAGTAGCAAGTAATTCACTTAAAAGTTTATTTGTTTTTTCAATACCTGCTGTAACTGACATAGATCCGCTTGTTGTTGCTAGTTCATCATTAGGTGTAATAGTTCCTCCAGTTGACGGTGTAAATAGTTCTGGCCCTCTTTCACCAACAATATAAGGATTGTCCATTCCTACAGAACGAATGTTTCCGCCATACTGTTTAAATTGCTGTGGTTTAAACTGCCCATCATAGGCATCAAAACTTGTATTAGCATTTAACCACGATACTATTTCGCCTGCTTTAATGTAACCTGGTGAATTTTCGCCATTCTTTCTATAAAAATCTATAGCCTCTTGTACATTACTTTGCTCTGCTTGGAATTGTCTCTTCCAATATGGCTTGTCTTTAGAACCTGCTTCTAAGTATTGAGCATATATCTCATCAAACATCATTCCAAAGCCAGGGCCAAATCCGCCTAAGTTGTCATCACTGTCATGAGATGCTACTGTGGCACCTTTTGGTCCTTTAATTGACCATTGTTTTGCTTTTAGTTGGCCAAGATATGATTCAGCAGATTTAAGTAAGTCGCCATCTACTGATACATGTTTAGCCTCATTTACTAGAGCGGCAACTTCAGATGAAACTTGAGCGGCATCTTGTGTACCTAATTTTACGCCGCTACTTTTGGCTACTGCATCTGCTAGTTTAGATGGGTCAGCAATAAATTCAGCATTTTCTTCTGGAGATGATTTGGCTATGATTGCCATAGCAGATTGTTTTTGGTTACCAGAGAATCCTGTACCTTCACCATCATTTTGTGCCGCGAGATCTGCCGCTACAACTAGGTTTTTCCTTCCTTCTGTCTCGTCGCCGTTTCCTATTTCTTCAAAAGCAATTTGATTCTTTAGTTGATTTGAAGCACCACCTAAAACATAATCTAGAGGATCAGCCGCAAAGTATTTTAATTCTTTAGATATTAACCCAAAGGATTTTGAGATATCTTCTCCTGCTTGTGTTACAGAATCAATCATGGTGTTGATTTTTTCTTGTATTGTTGGTTCTCCGTTTGCGCCGTCACCAAAGCCTTTGGCAAAATCCGCAACAGCGTCATTAATTGCTGATTTAAGTGAACCTGAAACTTCTGTTAATGTAGCACCCATCATCAAGATCGCACCGCCGGCACCATCGGCTTTTTTGCTGTCGCTGGAACCAACTGCTTTGCCTAAATTATTAAATTGTGTTTGTAATTTTTGAACATCACTGGCCGCCTGTGTCATTACAGTAGCAACGTCACTAACACCATATAAGCCTTCAAACTCTTCACCACTTGCCGCAATACTTGGCAATATGTCTCTTATACCTTCTTTGAATTCATCTTGGCTTATCTTTCCTGTTGCTACAGCGTCACCTAAGTCTCTTAATTTTTGTGCCGCATCGCTGTTACCAGCAACAAAGTTTTTGATAGTCTGGTTACCAGCCGCCATCTCTAGTGCTAAATCTTTACCAGCAACACCCGCCATTAATACTTGAGATATTGCTGAATCTTGTCCTGCTGTACTAAAGACTAATTGTAAAGCCTTTTGAGCTTCAAGTGTAGCACCTTGTAATCTTATGTTAGCATCTGCTCTCAAATCATTTTGGGCCATTTCTTCTGCTAACTGTTGTCTACTTTTACCTGTTAGTCCTACTAGTGTGTTTAAGTCTGAAATGTATTCTTTATACAACTGAGTTTGTTGTCTGTACCCCATGTTTTGAAAATTAGTATTTCTTGATTGTGTTTGGGTATACTTTGCTAGTTGTTCTGCTTGTTCTTCATAAGACAGACCTAAAGCATATAATTCACCTCCTACTGTATGATGAACTGTGTCTGCTAGTTCTACAAATCGTTTAGCACCTAGAGAAACACTACCACCAAAGGCCGCTAATCCTGAAGCATTTTGTTGGACAATTTGTGTATAAGAATTCATTGTCAAACCCAACTGTTGTATTTGAGATGCTGTTCTAACAATGTCGCCGTTGTAGTTTGCTCCACTTTGACTTAATGCTATAAATCCATCATACATGTTTTGGGCATAGGCGGCAATCGCCATTGCGGCCGCTCCAGAGGCCGCTCCAAGTCCTGACAGAGCCGCTCCAACACCTGGTATCTTAGTTCCCATAACTTGGAAACTATCTGCTACTGCTCCTAACCCGTCACCTAGTGCTCCAGCACCTTGCTGTATAGCCCTACCTAACGTGTCAAAACTAGCAGGTCCTCTTATAAGATCATTAAGTACATTACCGGTATTTTTTACAATTTTACCTAAAGCACCAGCAACTGCTTTGCCTCGATCGGTCATTGTTTTATCGAGATCCTTCATCGTATCGTCGAAGTTACCCGACCAATCTTTCATACTAATGCTTAGATCTTTGTTTACTTTGGCTAGTTTTTTAATTTCGTCTTGTGTTTTTTTAGTTTCTGGATCAGATTTAGGCTTTGACCTTTGGCCATTCATTGTTTCAACAGCCTTTAATAGGTCTTTAAGAGTTTCTTCAGTTGCTACATCACTGACTATGATTTCGTTATCTTCTGTGTTAATTCTTATTGCCATATTCTCATTTCACCATTATATACTCATATAAATAGTTAGACTAACTACTATTATAATGTATTTAGCGGAGGAAAATCCATGAGTGATAAAGAAACAAATCAAGACATGCCAAAAATGGCTACAGAGATTGAAACACCAGAAAAGGCAGTTAATCCTTTGCAGGCATATTTTCGCAGACCAGCAATTTATGTCCAACTGCCAAGTGGCGGTAAGTTCAACGAGCCGGGCGAACTTGAAATTCCCGTTAACGGAGAAATTCCAGTTTATCCGATGACAGCAAAAGATGAAATCTTAATGAGAACACCTGATGCTTTAATGAACGGTGCTACTACAGTTGAAGTTATCCAAAGTTGTTGTCCAAACATTAAAAATGCTTGGAAATTAAGTGCGTTAGATATTGACTTAATTCTTGTTAGTATTAGAATTGCGACATACGGCGAGTCTACTGAAATTAAAGGTGTTTGTCCAAAATGTAACGAAGAAAACAATTACGAGTTAGATTTAAGAACTATTACAGACAAAGTAACACAACGTGAGTATAAACCGTCAATTACAGTTAGCGATTTAAAAATACATTTTAAACCATTAACTTACGAAGCAGTTACTAAAGAAGCAATTAAAAACTTTGAACAGCAAAGAATGATTCAAGGCCTTGCTACTGATGATACATTAGCAGAACAGGATCGAATTAATAGATTCCAAGATGCTTTTGTAAGATTAACTGTTTATTCGGTTGGGATACTAGCAGAAGCAGTAGGTCATATTGAAATGGCAGATGGTACTAAAATTTCTGATAGGCAACAAATTAGTGAATTTATAGCAAACTGTGATCGAACAATTTACAATACAATTAAGACACACTTAGAAGAAAGTAAAACTAATTCAACTATAGAACCTATCCAATTTGAATGTGCCGGTACTACTGACACAGAAGGAAAACATACACCTTGCGGTGAGAAATGGCAACAACCATTTACTATTGATAATTCAACTTTTTTCGGATAAGGCTTTTGGCGTTAGATAATGAAAGCATTATCAAACTTCTCCAAGATTTTGATAATGAGTCAAAAGCCCTACAAAAAGATTTATTGGAGACAACCTGGTATATGAGAGGAGGTATATCTTATAGCGAAGCCATGATGTTGTCACCAAATGAGCGTAAACAAATACACGATATAATTAAGCAAAATATTAAAAATACTGAAACTACTAAGTTACCTTTAATATAAATTCACAATTTAAACATAGTTAAACCAAATAACATATTTTAATATAAAGACTACCTGTTTAAATATTCTTATGTACACTCACTATAATGTCATTAATGAACGTACACGCGACGTATACTGTACTGTCTTTTCTCCAGAAGAAGCACAGCAAGTAATAGACATGCAAAAAATTAATCACCCGCATGAAAGTTTTATAGTTAAAAAAATAAAAACTAGTTCTATAAAACCAGGCTTTGGGAGAGATCCAGATTTACATTAGGTCAGACACATACGATTTAACAGAAGACGGGTATTGGGAAATACATTTTGTAGATGATCCATGCGACGATGTTTCGCATTGGTTTTTATAAGTCAGAGTTTTCTGAAACATTAACAACATTAAAGAACAGTAATGTTATCAACTTCGTTGATAAGTTTTTTCGCTTTCGCTCAAAACATTTTTTAATTAGATATTAACGAAATAGTATTTCGTTATCATTCAGATATTTTATCCATACTTCGCCCGCTAGGGGCAAAGTAAGGTTGTCATCATTCGAGTAACTCACCCATCATATCTAAGAAGATTTAGTATTACTACTAACGGAGGCGGCAACCCGCATACCCCCTACTTCAGCCTTCGCATTAGTCACGGAACGTTATGTATATCGAGATATCCAACATACAAATCGCTGAGGTTGTGTCTGTTCTACAGAGCCTCATCTTTTAGCCTTGAAGTTAATTGGCCTTTACTTGGTACAACCCAGATTCCGAACACGGGTGTCCGTGTCCTCAAGGGCATGTTTTCAGAGTACCTATATAGTTGTTAAAAGTGCTGTTAAAAGTGCTATTAAAAATGCTGTTAATAGTATGTTATACTAGGCACATAATGTTTTAACTAAATCTGAATTTCTTGTAAAAAATTCTTCAAAGTCTGATATGCGCCAGTTAGAGCCTGTAGTGTTTGACCAATAGTCGATGTAGTTTTTTGCTTTTGATTTGTGTCTAGATTCGATTGCGATAAATTTGCCTACTTGATTGAATTTCATTATTAATATATTGAAGTCGCCTGTTTCTGCTACATCCATTAGTTGTGATATCCACTCTTCTAACATTGGGATAGGTTCTGGTTGTAATAGTCTGTGAAATGGGAATTGTTTATAAAACTTACATTCCGCATTAAGTTTAGGAAAACTTTGTCCGGGAACAATATCACCCTTAAAGGCTCTTACTTGCCCTTCATGAAGTATTTCCATTCTTGCTTTATTAGACCCGCCCACGTAAGCACCGGATCCTGGAGCTCTTATAAACGATTCACCGTATAGTCCGGACAAGAATTTTGCGACATCTCGTTCCCAACCTGATCCTTTTGCTTTTTGTGGGCTTGGCATAAATTTAAATTATTCTTTCTTATAAGAAAGAACCCTAATTACATAGCGTTCTTTTTTTCTTGTATTTCTGCTCTACGTGACTTACCTAGTTTTGCTAATTCACCTAGTGCCTTACGAGCTCTAGTTGCCGCCGCCTTGTTTCCTTTTTCGTCAAACTTTGCCGCTTCTTCTACATAAGACTCATATGCTTGTGTTATTTGTTCATGTAATGTTGACATTACTATCTCCTTTATATAAAGGCTGTACATACAGCCATTGTTATTTAATGTTATAGGTACCTACGACAGCGATTTCTGAACTATTTCTTTAATCTCGTCCCACGAGTTGAAACAATCTAACTGAAATTGCCATCTACTATCAGGAGAATAATTAACGCCGTGGCGATGTCCACCAGCATTAATAAATGTTATTTTTGTATAATTGTGATCGTATAATAATTCGTCGTTTTCGTTATACCATTGAATTCTCTGAGGAAATGATAATGGAATTATTAATCCAGCAGGCCTAAAATGGTCTTGATGTATATCAACTTGTGTAGCAGTTTCTTGAAAATTAGTTCTTACTAGTTGGAATCCTGCCTGTCCACTACCGGGCATACTTTCATCTTTTTCAAAGTTAAATTTTAATCCAAATTTTTCAAAATACCTAACCCAATAATCTATAATAGGTTCTTTTAAAATTGCTGGATTATAAACAACTTCTAACCCTAACGGTATACCGTGTTTACTATGATACATTTCAAATTCATTATCATACTTGTCGTACAAATACGAAAACTCATCTATGTTGTATCCTATAGAAGTTTCTATTACAAAATTATCTTTGGTTCGTTCAGTGTACAAGTTAATGTCTGCCTTATTTTAAAGTTATCGCTGACTCTATCACTTCCTTCTAGAAGCATATGAGCAGTAGTTGATGTAGCGCCATTTAATGTTGGCGTAAATTCTATTGTTGTTTTTCTTCTTACATCATGTATAAAGTCATAGTTAAATGTTTTAGTAATTGGATATTCAGCATCATAATCAAATAGTCTAGCATCGCAATACTTAATAAGTTCTGTTAAGATGTCTTTATCAATGCTGTATTGCTCGAGAAATGTTTTTGCTTCAGCATAAAACTCATCTCGTTTTTCTGTTAAGTTTTCTCTGTAGCCTAAACTTTGACTTGCTAATCCAAATACATAATCGTCTATTCTTCCTTTTGCTTTATCAAAATGTTTTCTAATTAAACCGTTACTGTTAATAACATAATTGTACCAGTCGTTATAAAATTCTTTTTTAGATACAATATTTTCTCTATCTAAATAATCTGCGGCATCACGTAAAAAATTAAATTCGTGTCCTGTTCTTGTAGTCCATGTCCATTCCCAGATATGTTTTAAGTCATCTTCCGATAGCCATTTTGTAGAAACTACAAGTTCAATATCTTCTTTTGTTTCTTCGTTTAGTACTCCAGGAAAAGGTTTACGAATAGTTTTAAATCCAAACTCTTCTCTACTTTTTCTGCTACCTAATTCAGCATTTGGTAATAATGCTAAAGGATATAGATATGTTGTTAATTCTTGATAATTTGTAATTTCTAAATATGTGTCTTTCCAACTATCTACTGTTTCTCCGGGATTACCTACAATAAGTTCACAGTCAAATGGCAAACCTAATTCAGCACAACGTTTAGCAAAATATTCATAATCGTTACTATCCATATTATCACGTTTTATAAGTTCTAATGCTAATGGTGTTAGTGTTTGTAAACTCATAATAAAACTTTTAATAAGTCCGGCATCATACATTTTCTTTGCTATTTGTAAAATGTGTTCGTTGGCATTTTTTGCCCAGTTAACAAAGAATGTTTTAGGATAACCGTATTTCTTTTTTGTAGCGATAATCATATCAGCAATAGCATTATCTCTATCTTTTAAAATACCAAAGTTAGCATCAACACTATACAAGAATCCTATTTTATTTTTACCCGCATATTCTATTTCTGCTTCTAATCTGTTAATGTCGTGATTAACTAGTTTACTATATGTAAGTCCTCCCCAATCACAAAATGAACAAGCATAAGGACATCCTCTGTTTGTTTCAAACAGCATAGCATGATGTGATTTTATCTTAGGCATTGAGCCTGACAAATAAGGACTTGGTAATTTACTTAAATCACGTTGTCTAGTTACTCTTTTATTATCTGCTACATTATTAGTCCAATGTGTTCCAAAGTTAACAGCAGTATTAGGTTGTGTGTCAATGTATTCTTTATTTGGATTTAGTAATATGTTTTTAAATATTTCTTCTCCTTCTTGGAAAACAACAACGTCAACATACTTGTGACCGTTCCACCATTCATGTTTGCTGTCTTGCGGAACTTGTGGACCACCGTAAATAATCATACACTCTGGCCAACGTTTTTTAATTTTTTCTGCTAGTTGGTTAGTAAAATTTTCATTCCAAATGTAAACACTAAATCCAAATATAAAAGGATCTACTATTTCGTTTACTATTTCGTCAATGTCTTTCTTTTCATAATAAAGACCTGCTAATTGATAATTGTTTTTAACTTGTTCATCTAATTCAGCATAAGTCCATAACCCGGCAACACTATACGGCAAGAATTTATGATTGCCAGGGTTAATAGTCATACTAAAGTTTGCTAGATAAACATTTTTCATTTTGCCTTAAATATCCTCAGGGAATGATAGTGTTGATGTGTTGTAACTAAACTAGGCCAAGGTCCAATACATTCCACCTCAGTTAAAAATTGTTGTTTGTTCCAACCGGATTCTTCCATGTAATTATAGTCTTCCATATTTGGTGTTGTTATAACTAATATACCATCTTCATTTAAGCATTTAGAAATATTTTCGGCAGGTGCTGAACTTAAATGTCCTTTTGTAAACAATCCACTTGCTAATATAATATCGTATTTCTTAGGCAATGGTTGTTTTACAATATCAATAATACTGACATTTCTATAATGCTCTTCTGCTTTTTTTATAAACTGTTCAGTTAGATCATATCCGTCTACATTAGAATACCCAGCCTGCCATAGTATTTCTCCACCGGGGCCTGGTCCACAACCTAAATCAGCAATCTCAATTTCCCATTGCTTTGGGTAGTTTTTTATTACATAATCAGTTGTTTTAACTGGTCCCAACCAGCCTGCTTCTTCGCATATATCTTTGGTGTACGTTTCCCAATGTTCATAAAGTTTTCTTTGTTCTTGTTTGTTGTCAAATCCATTATTGTAACTGTCGCCTAAATTTTTATTGAGATTGCTCATTATTTTTTTATCCAATCTGGGTTATCAATTAGTGTGTTATGTATATTTACTCTACTTACTTTAGGAATACACGTTGCTTGGCGTAATATTGCGACTGTGCTTACTAAACTTGTGTATTTTACAGGCTGTTTAAATGGTTGCATTTTATCTTTACACCATTCTTGTAATTCTTGAGGAGAAACATCACCATTGTATATACAAGCCGGTACAAAGTGTAATTTTTCGTCAGGTTGTGGATAAACATAAACCTCTTTAACACCTGGGTGTTGTGAAATAATATGCTCAATTTCAAATGGATATACTTTACCGCCACCTCTTACAATTATAAGTTCATTTGATCTTCCTTTTAATATCCAGTTACCTTCTTCGTTTATTTCAGCAATATCTCCTGTGTCCCACCAATCACCGTCCGGTGTCATAGGACCTCTAAATTCAATAGTGCTATTTTCTGTTGACAGTCTGTATTCAGCACCGGCATTTACAAGACACTCAATTGGCTTGCCTATTGTATCAAAATTGTTACTATAATTAACAAGTGTCATGCCTGTTGCGGCATCACCATATCCACATATCCAATTACTATGGCCAAAGAACTTTTCAAATTCTTCTTTTTGCCCATCAATAAGTGCGGCACCACTATACTCAAATACTTCGATACTGTGTCCACCGTTGTCACCTTTGTCAATTACTTTTTGCCATGCTAGTGGAAAGCCTGCTAACCAAGTAGGTTTAACCCATTTAGCCGCCTCGGCATATTCTTCTTGCTCGTATATAAGATGGCAATGCCCACCTTTTGCTATTGTTGTAAATGTAACTTCTTGTCCCCAGCCAATGTAAGGACCCATAGAATTAATTGTTCTGTTTGTTTCTGGACTACGATACCATTTGTTTCCACGTTCACGATAATAATGTGTAACGTCTTGACTTGTGCCATAGTTGTTTTCATCTAGCTCGTAAGGTACAGGATAACTTTTAGTCCAGCCGTATGGATGACTAGTTCCACTACTATAATAAAGCATTATTTCTTTGTCAAGAACTGTACTTTTTTCATAATGTAAATGTTCTAAATCAACAGTACCATCTAAGTTAACATAAACAATAGCATTAGATTTGTTAGCATCTAATCTAAATTTCCAATCACCCTCTTCACCGTTCTTATATGCTTGTTTTAAATCTTCACCCCATGGTAAAGTTGTCGCACACATATCTAAAGCCGCGGCAAATAGATACAAATATGTATGAACAGAGTTAATACCTACTACGCTTATTCTGTGACCAGCATGGTATCCTTGTTCTTTGTACCAAGCATTAATCTTGTGTATCTCTTTAATAAATTCGTTGTATGTTAATTTTGTATTTTTATCACTCAGAGCTATATTCTCCGATGGTACTAATAAGTGATACGGCCTCATCTATGCTCCTTTAATTGATTTTAACGTCGTTGTTGTAACTGGTAAATCCGTTTTCTTTAGTTACTGTTAGAACATTATTTACCCTACCCGCTAATTCATCTCTATGAGAAATAAGCCAAATAGATTTGTGGCGTTCTCTAGAAATCTTTTTAAGGACTGCTAGAGAACTTTCCACACCTGAGGTGTCCATGCCTGAGTCAACTAACTCGTCGATGAATAACAAGTTTATAGGTTGGTATAAGTTTTCCCAAACATCACGGAATGACCAACTCAATGCTAGAATTAATCTATTCCTTTCACCTCTGGACAAGTTATCAAAGTCAAGATCACGTCCTAATTCTGTAATCTCGATTGATAAATCATTTTGAAAAACTACTTTATGAGGTAGTCCAATTTTGTCAAGATAATATGTTAAACGTTTATTTAAAAATGCTAAGTTTTGTTCAATAATACGTTTACGAACAAAACTATCTTTACTTGTTAATAATTTGTATAAAAACTCTTGATGTTCTTTTTTGAAATTTAAATCTTCTAATAGTTCAAATGATACTTCTTGGATTCCTGTTTCTTCCATTTCAGTTATTTGTTCATTATAAGTGTTTTCTTCTGCTTGTTTATTTGTTAACTGATTTTCTAAAGTAGTTAACGTACTCTTATGATTGTGTGCTTCAGTTAAGTCAGAATAAAATGTTTCTGGCTTATCGCCAACGGGTTCTCTTAATGCTATATTATCTGTTACTTTTAATCCAGCATCAACTATTTCCTGTGCTATATCCTCAACTTGCTTTTCGAGACTTGTTAATTTTTCTTCATATTCCTTTAAGTGTTTAATATCTTGGCCACAACTATCGCATGTATGATTTTTAACATGTTCTAAACTAGCAACAAGTTTGTCAGACTCCTTAACTAGTCTTTCTAGTTGTCGTTCGCTACTTGCTATGTCTGTTTCTACATCTTTTTGTTGCCTTTTGCGGTCTCTAAAGTCGTTTAACAGTTTGTGTTGTTCAAGTTCTTTGTCTATATCAACGTCACCTAAATCAATAATTGCTTTTTCTAATTTTTGTATTTGCTCATCTTTATTATCCTCCCACATCTTACTTCGACGTTTGAGGTTTTCTATTTGTTCTTTAATATGTTCGTTTGCTTTTTCGACACCTTGTATTCTAAATTCTTCTTCTTTAGCCCGGTCTCGATTAACTTTCATTTCTTCTCTAAGTCGTTCTGCTTTTTCACTTAGTAAAGTAATACCCAACAGTTGCTCAATAATAGCACGTTGGTCATTATTTTTTAAACTTAAAAAAGGTTCTGTGTAAGTGTTAAGCGCCACAACATGTTTGAACATCTCGTGACCCATTTCAAGTAATCGATTTATTTCGTGTTGTGTTTCTCTGCTATCACCTTGAGCATTATCATCTGCTTCTTGTTCTTGATTATCTACATAAAATTTTAATAAGTTAGGCTTACGTCCACGTTCAATTTTATACTTTTTTCCCTTCTTTTCAAACTCTAAACAAACAAGCATATTCTTGCCATTTGTTTTATTAATTAAATTATCAGCCCTAATTTTAGTAAGTGCTTGTCCATACAAGGCATAACTTAAAGCATTAATAATTGTAGTTTTACCAGTACCGTTTCTAGCACCTGTGTCGTCTCCACCTAAGTCGAGGTTTTCGCCTAATACTAATGTTAAATCCTCTCTGTTAAAATCAATCGCTTGTGTGCTGTTACCCACACTCATAAAATTCTTGACTGTGATACTATTCAAATTAAACATTAAAGATTCCTGTAAATTTCCGTTAAGAGATTTTTATCATAAAAATCTGTTTCGACTGCTTCGAGTTGACTGTATACAATACTGTCTACAGATTCAAAATTAATTTCAACTGTTTCATCTACTTGAGTGTCTTCTAATTTTTGTTGTATTAAACTTAGTTCTCGTATGGGATATTTTTCCATAAAGTTTTCTCGTATGAAATTTGCTTCTTCGTAACTAATTTCAATATCAAGCATAACCCTAGCATACGTTTTAGGTAATAGATACTTGTCTGGATCGTCAAGCAGTTGTCCTAGTTTTAGTGTTTTGTACTTAGGAGCATCAGGCCATGCTATATACTCAGGCTGTCCTCCCCACTCTAGTATCATTACACCTCTATCATCATCCCAAGCATCTGAATAATTATGTGGGAAAGCGTTACCAATATATGTAATGTTTCCTCTTGTTTGTCGTTTGTGAAAGTGACCACTAAAAGCATGTTCTACTCCGCCAAAATCGTCGTCGTGTAGTTCGCCTATGTCGGGCATTTGTACCATAGCATTCATATAGAAATGAGGCAACTCTAAATGCCCAAACATATATTTGGCTTTAATTTTACTAATACCCTTGTGTTCATCGCCTACTAACCAAGGTACAATAGCAACGTTACCGTCAACAGTAACATCATTGTAAATTTTAATATTGGGATAATTTTTAATCCATGCTATAGAATTAAAGTCACGTTTATCACGATAGTATTCATCATGATTACCCGGAATGAATACAATTTTTTCAAATGCTTTGCTTAAAGCATCAATGGCTTTAATACTATAGTTAAGTGTAGCAACATTAATTGCCGCTCTATGATGATGCCAGTCGCCAAGAAATAAGCAAGTGTCACATTCTTGTTCTTTACCTTGTTTGATCACCCATTCAACAAACTCTAAACAATCGTCATTAAACAATGTAGAATTAGACTTGTTACCAAAGTGAATGTCTGTAAAGGCTATCGCCTTTTTAAATAAATTATCTGCCATTATACCAACCTGTTTACAACATTATTACACAAAGTAAATGCTTTGTCAATCTTTTTCTTCTAAATCTTTCCCGTCATCTGTTTCCTCATAAGGCTTGCCGTGTTCTTGTTCCCATTCTTCAGCCGTCCATCTTCTCATTTCACTATTTGGATTTTTAAGTATCATCTTTCCTGATTTAATATCGTTCTCTGTTTGTCTTGTAAAACTTGGCATCAGCCCTGCTTCTTCTAAAATGTCATCTCGGATAATTTGATTTTTCTTTTCTAAATTTAATACTCTTGTAAAACTATTTGTAATTGCCGCTGTATAATAAGCAAACGGATTTTGTGATTTAGACTCGTCAAATTGTAAACCAATTTGTGCCAGTTGTAGCAATGCTGTACTTCGCATTTCGTCGTTGTAAGTATATCCTCTCCAATTTGATCTTGTAGCATATCTTTCACATAACTTTATAAACATTTTGGCTAAATTAGGATTAATGTTACCGTGATCTTTATTAAAATATCCATTTTCTAGGCCGCCCTCCCAGTGACTCTTGCCAACCATTATTAATTCTCCACTAACTTCGTCAAATCTATAATGAACAAATGGGGGGAAATTACACCTAACATGACGGTCTGCTAATGTTTTAGGATTCTTTTTTCTACCCGGCTCTTCTGGTATGTGATCAAATGTCATAACACGAAATACTACTTCATGTTTTTGGATTTTTTTCCAATCAATCGCAAATTCTGCCTGTTTTACTTTTTGTCCAGATTCAATTGCCTCTGTATAGGCAAGTTTTGCTAGTCGATCTGCCCGGTTTCGTTTTGCTTCGGCTGTGGTTCTTATATTAATTCTATCTACGCTTGGTAGAATAATATCATATTGTGAGTCAGTTTCGTCGTCTATATATGAACTGTAACTGTTCTTACTGTTGTGTATCTCCTTCAAAAGATCTCTATTATTTAAATATTTTTTTCTGGCCATTTATTGACTCCTTAAATTATATACTCATATAATAACACATATAAATACAAAGAGCAAGAACTAAAAAGGATTTAATTAACTATGGCAAATAGTAGCAACGATAAACGAAAAAAAGACTTATTTTCGCAAGTAGGCAAGAAATACTCTTGGGAACCATCCGAAGGTGGTCGGGATTTTTCTTATCATCGGTATTCTGTTGAGAAGAAAAGAGTAAAACTATCGTTGCCTCCTAAAACTAAAAACCTTTTTTATGATGGTGCTAATGAGTACGATCGTTGGTTATTAGAACCACTTAAAAAAGTAAACGGTGTTATATTTCCGTTTGTACCACAAATTATTATTAACAATGCCGCTAATTATAGTGCTCAAAGCCCTGCTCATACTAATTATCCATATCAGGTTTACCAGAACTCTAGTATTGGAACCGTTAACTTATTTGGACAGTTTTCAGCACAAACACAAGATGAAGCAAAGTATGTTAGAGCAGTTATCTTGTTTATGAGACTAGTAACAAAAAGTTTTAGAAATAATGATCCTAATGCTGGTAATCCTCCAATTATACTAAGGTTAACCGGACACGGTAGCAATTTACTACCTAATGCTCCAGTAGTTGTTCAATCATTTGATTTAACATTGCCTAATAGTGTAGATTATATTACAATTCTTGATCATAAAAAAGATAGAATACCTACAATGACTGATATCTCTATAACAATGACACCTATTTACAGTAGATCTGATCTTACACAATTCTCAATGGACGACATAGCAAACGGTAAGAATTTGAAAGGATTTATGTAATGGCTAAGTATCTTGCAACTAGTCCTTATTTTAATACAACAAAAGGTATAAACCAATTAAATGTATTAGCAAAAAGAAATGTCCCTTCAAGCAATAACGATCGTGTGTATACAATAGCAAAAGAGTATGAACATCGACCAGACTTATTAGCATATGACTTGTACGGTGACGTAAATTTATGGTGGGTGTTTACTAACAGAAACCCTGACGTAATTAAAGATCCTATATTTGACTTCTTGTCAGGAACTACTATCTACTTGCCACAACAAAATTTGTTAAAAGAATCACTAGGAATTTAAAATGTCTGATATCAGGCCTAACAAATTACATGAACTAGCATCATATAGTGTACAATATGACTTGTATATGATGCATCCTGAAGACTTTAATCACATACAAGATACACTTATGTATAATGTAGATGGTGAAGGTAATTTACAATCATTAGCATTTCAGTTTGTTGAAAACAGTACTGATAGGTTATTAATAAGTTCAAGTGGAAATGTAACTGAAGAATCTAAGTGGCAATTACAAGCGGACGGCGGCGTTAATATTCTTTCATCAAAAACAAATAGACATTTCGTAGGAAAAAATTATCATATAGATAATATCAGTATTAACAGTTATATTTCACCTAGTAAAAAAACAGGCGGAGCAAAATATACAAATGCTACATTAACTATATCTGAACCATATGGTGCTACACTAATTGAAAATTTAATAAAAGCAACAGTAGATCTAGGACAAAAAAAATATCATGAGATGCCTTACATGTTAAAATTAACATTTAAGGGGTGGGATCAAGACGGAAACGTATCAAGTACACAATTTCAAAACTTAACAACTAAATGGCTCATGGTAAAAATTGGTAATATTGATTTTAAAGTAGATCAAGACGGTACAAATTATACTATCGAAATGTTTAATTACTCGGATACTGCGTTTGGAATGGTGTACGGGTCTTTACCTGCTGATATACAAGTTAATGCTAAAACTTTAGGAGAATTTTTCCAATTCCAAGATATAGGTGATATGAGCGATGGCGGTAGTGGGTATGTTGGAGGTAGTGATGGTAATATCGGTGTCACTGAAACTAAAACAATGACCTCAAGTGCTAACGGACCTGTAGGTCAAGGTAATTCTACTGAAACTGTTACAGGTACATATGCTACATCTAAAACATACAAAAGTTTCGCGTCAATTCTAAATACACCTGATAAAGATTTTAAAGGATTACAAGATACATACGCTTTTGCTTTAGACGTTGGATGTGGTCCTGAAGCCTTAACAGCATTTAAATATGCGATGATATTAAAAGCAGATTCTTTAGATGCTAACAATATGCCAGTATACTCAGATCTTATAACAGCGGCCGGCATTGAAACTGCTGGAATTTCTGCTAATCCTAATGCTCCAGGATCAACAGCATTACAACTTAGTAAAGGTATGGGTATTGAAACTATCCTTAAAACAGTAATATCAACTAGTACGTTTATGACCAATCAAGTTACTGTTAAGCCTAACCCTAACGGCATGTGGAACGGCCCACCAGGCAGTCCGGGGGCACCACCGGCAGTAATATATACATTAGATGAAGATACTCCGCTGTGGCTGTATAAGTTAACTCCTGTGATTAGAATTGGCAGTTGGGACGAAGTAAGAAATCAATATCAAAAGCATATTACATATGTTGTATCATTATTCAAATCAAATGGTAGAGCTGAAACGTCAACTCCTCTACATGGTATTACCGATGTTGTTAAATCTTATGATTATGTTTACACAGGACAAAATAAAGATGTACTAGAATTTGACTTAGCATTTAATACAGCAGGACTTGATCAAAGAATTATAGGTGGATATAGAGAAGGCTTAGAAGCATCAGTGGATACAAATAACCTGCCGCCGAGTGTAAGGGCACAACAAGAGAGTAATAATCCGATCGCTCAGTACCATGTTGATCCTTTTACTACATCATATCATCATACTAGACACAAACAAGGAATTTGGGGGTCTGGTAGTGAGTCAGATTATCGAACTGTTATGGCTAGAAACTTTATGTCAAGAATATATCAAGGTGGTGCTGACCAATTAACCGCACAATTAACAATAGTAGGTGATCCAGATTTTATTACACAGCAAGAAGGTTTTGGTATATCAAAACATAGTTCATTATATGTAAATAATTCTGTTAATACACATAAAGATCCAATTATAAAACTAAACTTTTTTACACCACCAGACATTAACACACAAACAGGTTTGTTAGAAACACATTCAGGATTAGGTGATGCTGTTTATGGTAAACATGAAAATTTAATCGCAGGAAATACTATAAGTGTGTTTAGTGGATATTACAGAATTCTAACAATTGAAACATCTATAGAAGATAATATATTTAGGCAAGTGCTAGATATAATAAGAGTTGAAGTACAAGAAGAACCTACAGAAGAAGAAAAAGAATCTACATTAGACGCAGATATAGATGACGCTCAGAAAAAATTAGACAGAGACAATAAAGAGGCTAAAAAGTATGATTCCTCTATCTACACTAGAATGACTAGTACATCAGAAATATCAGGTGGAAGTAGTAAACGTGTTTATTCTAAATACATAGCAGGATATAGGTACAATGTTGGAGAGGATGCTGGTGTAGAAGCAGGATTAACTACAATGTCTAAGACTCAAATACAAGATGGAATTTATACCAAAACTACTAAAAGAGTTGTTTACCCGGGCGGAGTAGGCAGGGAAACAACAGTTGATAATTCACTGCCTGAAGGTCAAAGGATTACTGTAAAACCTGTAGTTATGAAAGGTCCTCAAAGTTGGGCATACGATAAACCAAAGAATGATAGCCGTAAATAAAAATGAAAAAAGTAATTAACCAAACAGATCCATTAAGAACAGGACAAGGATTTACACAAGCAACTCTGCCTGGTGGTCCATATATTGCTGAAGTTAAATCAGTAGGCGACCCTATGAAAAATAACAGAGTATCTGTGGCACTATTAGACACTAGTGACCACACTAGTAATGACGACCCTACACACTGGATTGATGTTGGAATTGCCTTACCTCATTATGGTATTACACCACATTCAACAAAAGGTAGTTCTCGTAGTGTTGAAGAATACGACGGTGGAAGTAGTTACGGTATAACAATTCCTGAACCTGATATTGGTACTAGGTGTTTAGTTGTTTTTGCTAATAGTGATAGAAGCAAAGGATTTATAATCGCATTTTTACCTAATACTTTTCAAAACACAACTACTGTAGGCAGAGGTGTTGCCAAACTCAAAGGAAAAATAGCATTTAACGATGCGGACAAATCAGAATTTTACAGTTTAAGTACTATGTTTCCTGTGTTAGAGAAAAATTTAAAAACCTTAAAGTCAGTTTCAATTAGCGGAATACAAAAATTGAAATGGAGTTTTGATAAACTTATGACTGATATTCTTATAACGCAAGGTTTATTATTAGACAGAGTAAGAGGAATCACATCATCTAGCACAGAAAGGCAATCTCCTAATAGTGTTATTGGTATATCTTCAAAAGGTAGACAACTACCCGACCCAGCAGATAACATAGACATATTAAACAAATATATAACTGACCCAACTACTTTAACTCTTAGCGAAGTAGATACGTTATCAAGAAAGCCTGGACATAATTTAGTACTCGACGATGGCGGCATAGATGGTGAAAATAATTTAATTAGATTGCGTTCTAGTAAAGGTGCTCAAATACTATTACATGATACAAAAGATTTAATTTACATAGCAAATTCAAAAGGAACTTCATGGGTTGAAATAACTTCAGCAGGTAAAATAGATATATTTGCTAGTGACTCAGTTAGCCTACATACAAAAGGTGACTATAATATTACAGCAGATAGAAATTTAAATTTAAAAGCCGCAAACATTAACTTAGAATCAACTGGTGCTACTGATATTGTAACAACAGGCATTACATCAATTGACTCTGGAGGAGTAATAGGATTAACATCAGGCGGAAACATATTACAAAAAGGTACACAAATACATCTCAATTCAGAAGATAATCAACCACCAGCACATACTGGACAATCTCCAGCAAGAGTACCAAATAAAGAACCATGGGGACAACACGAAGATTATGATCCAGAATCGTTTACACTTGAAAAAACAGCAGTAGGTACAGAATCACAAGTAAGTGTTAAACTAAACACCGATGGAACTATAACAACTGGTACTAGTACTACAGGAGAATAATTATGGCGAAGGTAACTAGGGTAGGAGTTGACTCGCATCTTGGACACGCTTCACCTACTCCAAATCCATATCATGTAACACCGTATGCTACGGGTTCTAGTGACGTTATAACAAATGATCAAAATACTGTAAGAGTAGGAGACGTAACGGCTTGTGGCGATCCTGCTGTTGGAAGTAGTTCATCAGTTTTTATAAACGGTCGCGGAGTACATAGGCAAGGAGACATTACAGGAGGACACGGCAGTTGGATACCTAATGCTTCTGCTAGTGGAAGTGATACTGTATTTGCCGGTGACTATGCTACTGAAGATTTAGGAGACGATACTATTGTATATCGTTTACCGCCTTTAGAAACACCCGAGCCTGTTGAGGGCGAACCAGATTCTATATACATGAAAAGTCATACACCTGGTGGCGGTGCTTTACCTCCTAGAGTAGATGGTGGTCCTGTTGTTGCGGCAGGTAATTCCGATCAAGCAACAGAAAATTTTGAACCAGGACCTCCAGGAGATTGTACAAGAAAAGACATTGGATCAGTTTCGTCTAAGTATGAATCAAATGGTAATGCTAGTGCTATAGGGCACGACTCAACAGGTGGATGGAGTTGGGGAGCATATCAAATTGCTACTAAAGTAGGAACATTTAAAAACTATATGAACTTTTTAAACAAACGATACAATGCCATTTATAATGAGTTAGAGAGTGTAGGCGGAAACTCAGCATTTACACAGGGTACAGATTCAGCAAAAGCAAAGTGGAAAGAACTTAAATCAAATCCAGACTTCTTACAAAGTCAACATGACTTTATCCAAGTAACACACTACGATAAACTTGTAGCAAAAATTAAATCACAAACAGGCTTAGATATCTGTGATGGCACACATTGTAATGGTTTACAAGATGCTATATGGAGTATATCTGTACAACACGGCCCAGGTTCTAGTATACCTAAAAAAGGAATTACAGCCGCCGGCGAAGGTGCTACTGATGTACAATTAATTAATGCTATCTATGATGAACGTGATAACGTAAACAAATATTTTGCTTCTTCAACCGCGGCTGTTAAGTCGTCTGTTGCTAATAGATTTGCTCAAGAAAGAGCAGACTGCTTGTCTATTTGCTAGTTTTATCAGAATTTTTCTTTGCTAATGGCCTAGCAACACTATCTTTTGAACGTTTTCTAAGTTGTGCTAAAGCACTTGCTTTACGTTTTAGTTCTGCTAAGGGTTTCTTTAAATCCCATTTAAAGTTCATATCACCCTCCTTATGTTAAGTTAGGTGCGTTCCTTCGGCGTATGCCTACTTCCGGCCTAATGGCTGAACGGTAAGGATATTTAGTTATTTGTTGTGGCAAAAATGCCACAATTATTCTCCTTTTACGGTAATCCCTAATTGAGTCATTTTGCTTGTTGCTTGTTCTACTGAACCAATAGAAGCACATGCTTCTTTAATTACTGTAACATTGTAACCTAGTTTAACAGCATCTGTGGCGCTCCATGCCACACAATAATCATATGCTACACCAACAAAGTCTAAATCTGTAATACCGAGTTGTTGTAGATATCCGTGTAAGCCTGTTGTTGTAGTATGATCGTTTTCGTAGAAAGCACTATAACTATCTATGTGTTGTCTAAACCCTTTACGAACAATTAATTGTGCTTTGTGTGTATCTAATTCGTCTACACATTCAGCACCTTTTGTATTTGCTACACAATGAACTGGCCATGTTGTTTCAAAACTACTGTGGTTTTTTGGATGCCAATCTTGTGTAATAATAATGTGCGAATATTGATCTTGTAATTCATTTATCTTTGGTATAACGTTCTCAGCGCCTTCAACAGGTAAACTTCCCCAACTCATAAAGTCGTTTTGAACATCAACTATTATTAATGCTTTATTTTCCATACATGTCATAATACCACCTAGCATGAATATTTTGTAGAGAAAAATATTCATCGTCCATCCATTCAGGGTTACTTTTTAATATGTTTACTTCAATACAACTTGATGTTTCTGCTAATACCCATTCCGCACTTTGTTTTATAATTTCGTCTGGGTGTAATACATATGTTTTATCAATATATGGTCGTTCACCTTCTAGTTGTTCACCATCTGTTGTGCTAACATTAACAAACAAACTACTTACTATATTGTTGTGTTCATTATCACCATAAAACTTTCTATACAATCCTCGCAATATATCTTTTGCTTTTGTAAAACTGTTCCAATAAGGAATATCATATAAATCAGCAGTTGAACCTATTGCTACAATTCGTAGATGCTCTGAATTATTTCCTAGTTTATATAATGCAGGAGTTATGTTAACAAATGTAGTTACATTGCTATGAAATATGCTGTCATCTAAGCCGTCACCGTCATTATCTATAACAGGATGATTCTCATCTTCAAATCTAAACTCTCCAGGTAAGTGTATATACACAACTAATCTATCTGATATTTCACTAAAGAAATCTTCAGGCACAGGCGACATTAAGTCACATGTCATGTGTGTATATTCTAATCCATCAACAGGAGTTTCACTACGACTAATGCCGTAAATTTTTCCGTAATTTTTTAGGTGGTGGGCATATGCTAACCCAATATCTGATCTTATGCCAGCAATAACAAATGATATCATGTTTTTCTTTCTCTTAAAATTTATAGTTCTTCTCTATTTGTAGCGGCATCCCAGGCTTTACTATGTAACCCACCCCCACACATTTGTTGGCATTCGTAAGTACATAATTTGTGACTTGGATCTTTCCACGTTAAAGGTAAGATACTTTGAAAGTATTCATGATAAAATATTTCTTCTGCTGTATGTTGTTCTAAGTTGTTCCAACCTACACCATATTCTTTCTCTAACTTGTTATAATGTGTCATATCTTCTTGCTTTGTAGCCGCAATGTGGTTACAAGGCCATAAGTTCATTTCGCTATCAATATACATCATTTTATTTTCTTTAAAGTCGCAGGTAACTTGCGACATGTCTGATGATTCAATGATATCTTTATAAATTTTAGCGCCAGCATCTGTAATGTTTAATTCTTTTGCTGTTTCGGTTATCTCAATGTCTTGTTGATAAGATGTTCCATCAACATATTGAATCTTGCTTATTTCATCACCTTTAACTTCTTTACGATTTTTTGCTACTTTCTTAATATCTGTTTCAACTGTAATTGCTTTTGGTGTATTTTGACTTTTTTCTAAGTGTTTAGCATTTTTATTTTCAACTTCGGCATAGTTATATTCCCAATTCCTAGTAGAAACATGCTTGTCAAATTGCCAAAAACCCATGTCCTTTGCTAGTTGTTGTGCTTCATCGACTTGATGTTTGTTATGCTCGAACACAATCATTTTCCATCTTGCTTTTCCGCCAGCATTAATATATGCTTGAGCATTAGCCATTACACGTTCGTGTTTAATTCCTATACGATATAACTTGTTAGTATCTGCTAATCCGTCAATACTAAATGTCATAATCTTTTCTATGCCTTGTGCCCTTTCGGCATAACCCATTGCTTTACCTACTCTAGCCCAACTTTCTGGTGATCTCATACTACCGTTAGTTTCCACATCTATAATATAAGGACGTTTTGCTGTCTCAATAATAATTTCTTCCCAGTCAGGTGTCATAACAGGGTCGCCGTGACAACCACAAAATACCATATTAACTGGATTATCAATAGTAACAATATGTTTCATTCCGTCTAAAAACTTGTTCCATTGTGGGGCAAGTATGTGCCTTTGCCTCAAAGTAGGACGAACAATGCTAGTTCCCATGAAATGTCGAGGACATAATGGACAAGCAACGTTACAAAATGTTGATGTTTCTACTTGAAATGAATCTATTTCTTTAAAATTAAACATAATTATTATATACTCACTTAATGATTACGATAAATATTTATATGAGTACTTACAGAGGATTTTCAACTCTTGGTAGCGAGTTTGCTACTCCTACAGTAACCGACTTTTTGGCGGCAAAAACTGATCTACAAAACAGTTTAAATGTTCGCTTGGGAGAACGAATAATGCGTCCAGAATTTGGTTGTGTTATTTGGGATATGTTATATGAACCGTTTACTGATGAGTTAGTTGATGACTTAATTGAAAATATTACTGATATAGGAAAAAGCGACCCGAGACTTGAACTGCTAGACATTAGACCCACACAATATGAACACGGTATACAAGTGTCAATGATACTAAGATATATTCCTACTGATCAAACAGAAGCCATGATATATTCATTTAATCAAGAGGCGGCAGAAGTAGTACAAGACACAGTAAATATAGACAACACAGACAATTTAAACACAGGAACAGCAAATGGCTACTAGCACAAGACAAACAAATTTATTCGTAAGCGAAGATTGGAAAAAAGTTTATCAAACTTTTAAAAGTGCTGATTTTGAAAGTTATGACTTTGAAACATTAAGATCAACAATGATATCATACCTAAGGAAACAGTTTCCTGAGGATTTTAACGACTTTGTTGAAAGTTCAGAGTATATTGCTCTTATTGATTTAATTGCTTTCTTTGGGCAATCATTAGCATATAGGCAAGATTTAAATGCTAGAGAAAACTTTTTAGAGACAGCAGAACGAAGAGATTCTATTTTACGTCTTGCTAGTTTGCTATCATACAAGCCTAAACGAAATACTACTTCTATAGGATTATTAAAAATTGTTAGCATTAGTACAACTGAAGATGTTTTCGATTCAAACAACAATAACCTAAGTGGGAAAACTATATTTTGGGATGATTCTGTAAATAGTGATTACGAAGAACAATACAATACAATTATTAATGCGGCTTTAAGTTCTGCTCAAAGAATTGGTAAGCCTGCAAACGAAGTAACTACTGGATCAATCAAAACTCAAGAATATGAACTAAACTTGTTAGCAAATACACAACCGTTATTACCGTTTACAGCAGTTACTAATGGTGCTGATACTAAATTTGAATTAGTTAACGGAACAATATCAGGAGAAAGTTACATTTACGAAAAATCTCCAATTCCAGGATCTACATATAACTTTTTATATAGATCAGATGGGAAAGGAAATGCTTCTGCTAATACTGGTTTCTTTACAATGTTCAAGCAAGGCACACTAGGACAAATTGATTTTAATCTTACTAGCGGCTTGCCTAATATCACATACAGCATTGATAAGGCTAACATTAATAATACTGACGTTTGGTTATATGAACTAGAAGATGACGGCACAGTAGGCGATGAATGGACGCAAGTACCTGCTATTAGCGGATCAAATGTTATCTATAATAGTTTAAGTTTATCAAATAGAAAGTTGTTTGCTGTTGAGTCGATGGTTGATGATAAAATTAAACTAGTATTTGCTGATGGTGTGTTTGCTGACATTCCTAAAGGAACTTTTAGATGCTATTTTAGGCAAAGTGCTGGAACTACTTACTCTATAAAAAGTACAGACATCAACAATGTTGAATTAAATTTTAACTATATTAGTAGAACTAATCAAGAAGAAAATTTATCTATAGGATTAACACTACAACAAAATATTAATACAGCAAACAGAAACGAAACATTAACTAATGTTAAAAAACTAGCACCGCAGGCGTACTATACACAAAACAGAATGGTTAACGGTGAAGACTATAATATCTATCCGTTAACACAATTTACAAGTATCATTAAATCAAAAGCAGTTAATAGGGCGGCAAGTGGTATTAGCAGATTCTTAGATGTTAAAGATACTACAGGTAAATTTAGTAGTACAAATATATTCAGTGATGATGGTGTATTTTACAAAGAATACACAACTAAAAAAGACACATTTAGTTTTCTAAACGATAATGAAATTATTGATGTAATTAAAAATACGTTAGAACCAAATTTAGCCAGCAAACCAATGTATCATTTTTACTTAGATAAATTTGTATCTCAAGCATTCGCAAACAAAGTTACTTGGGTTAAGGTATCGAGTACATCTAACACTACAACAGGATACTTTAAAGATGCTACCGGAGAAGCAATACAAATTGGAACAGGTGTGTCAAATGTAAACAAGTATCTTACACTAAACAGCATGATTAAATTTATACCTGAAACTGGAAAACACTTTATGTCTAACGGTTCTCACATGGACGGTACTGATACAGATCACATAGGTGCTACAATGCAGACGTGGTCATCTATAAAATTAATAGATACTAACGGATTGGGAGGACTAGGTAACGGATTAAAATCAGCAGGCGTTGGTGCTGTTACACTTAATGAATTAGTACCAACAGGTGCTACTGTTGAAAGAGTATTTCCTAAATGGGTAAGTGATATTCCTACATCATTAGAAAACACAATTAAAACAAATATTAAAGAATATAAAGACTTTGGTTTAAGGTTTGATCATATTACTAGCACATGGTCTATTATTACTAGTGACAATTTAGCAGTTGATAAAGGCTACAGTGATGACAATGCTGGAAATACTAGTGGAACAAAAATTGATGCTAGTTGGCTAGTACAATTTACAACCGACGGTGTACAATACACGATTAAAACTAGACAATTAGATTACTACTTTGCTAGTAAAGACGAAACTAGATTTTACTTTGATAAGGCTATAAAAATTTACGATAGTGTCACAGGAACTACAATCAAAGATAGATGTACAGTATTAAAAGTTAACAATAGACCAACAAGTAACAAACCATTAGAAGAAGATTATGCTTTGGATATTATCGATATGGTTACTGAAGTTGACGGATACAAAGATAACACAAAAGTTAAAGTAACACTTGGTGATGCTGATAATGATAGTGTAACAGATAACCCAGAAATGTTTGAAAAAATTGTTGGCGTAGACGATCCTACAGGCTTAGCAAAAAATAGAAAATTTGTGTTCTTTAAGCAATTTTATGATTACGATAACATCGAAAGGTATCAACCTATAGGACAAAAAGTAATTTGTTACGATTATAAGACAATGAGGGAAATACACAGCAATAAAGGTCTGTTTCCAGAAGGTAAAGTATTTTATGCTACAACTGAAAATAAATTTACTACATCATTTAAAGACGCTACAGGAACATTAAAATTAACACCGGCGGCTAACCCAGGCGAACAGTTTGGAGGAAATCTTGGATCAGAAGTACAAGCATATAAAGTTTATATAGGGCGTGATAATTTAAAATTTCAATACAAACACAATGCTCCTAATAACAGACGTATTGATCCTAGTCCGAGCAATTTAATTGACATGTACATCTTAACTCAATCGTATTCAGACTTGTATAGAGAATGGATTTTAGATGTTACAGATAAAATTATAAAGCCAACAGAACCTACAGCAGAAAACTTGAGAGCGTCATTTAGCACTATTGAAAATTCTAAAAGTATTTCAGATACAATAATATATCACTCAGCAAAATTTAAACCATTGTTTGGCGATAAAGCAGACACTAGTTTACAAGCAATCTTTAAAGTTGTAAAACTACCAGGCGCTGGCATTAGTGACTCTGAAGTTAAAGCATCTATTATTGATGCTATTAATGACTACTTTAATGTTTCAAATTGGGACTTTGGTGATACTTTTTACTTCTCAGAATTAAGTGCTTTCTTACATAATACGTTAGCAAATAAAATAAGTTCTGTTGTTATTGTACCAAAAAGCACAACACAAGTATTTGGTAGTTTATTTCAAATCCGCAGTAATTACGATGAAATTTTAATCAGTGGAGCAACAGTTGACGATGTAGAAATAATTGATAGTATAACAGCAACTAAGATACAAGCAGGTGGTTCTATATCGAGTTTAGATACTACTACAAACACAACAGCAAGTGCTGTTACAACTAGCGGGAGCACCTCGTACTAATGGCTAAAAGAAAGACAAGTTCGTTTTTACCTAAGGCGTACCAAACAGAAAAAAATAAAAAGTTTTTAAGTGGAACATTAGACCAGTTAATGAACAGTTCCAACCTTACAAGGATGGACGGATATATTGGTCGTAGGTATTCGCCAAGTTATAAAACTACAGATAATTATTTGGCATCTTCTGGATTAAGAAGTAATTATCAATTAGAACCTGCTATTGTACTTAAAAAAGATTCAAACATCGCAAGTGATAACGATGTTGGTTCAATTGTAACATACGACGACCTGCTCCACAAACTAAAAAATAATAGTGTTAATACAACTGATCACAATAAACTTTTTAATCAAGAATTTTATAACTGGTCAGGGTTTATTAATTTTGACACTCTTGTAAACTACGGAAGTTATTACTGGCTTAAAGATGGGCCTAATGCTGTTACTGTAACAGGTAAAGATATTAAAACATCAGGAGCATGGTCAACAAAATACGATTCTGTAAACAACGAATATACAGTCTCAGAAATAAAAGGCAAGAACCCTACAATTTACTTACGTCGGGGCGGCAATTATACGTTTACAGCAGATCAAACAGCAGAATTTTATATACAAACAGAGCCAGGGTCAATCACTGGAATTGAGAAGGCATCTCCTACAAAAAGCACTAGAGAAATTTATGGTGTTGAAAACAACGGCAGTAAGAATATAACATTTACAGTTCCGCCAATTGATGCTCAGTCATGGTTTGATACAGATTTATCTCTTTTACAAGATGTTAATTTAGTAAGTAATTTACCATGGAACAAAGTACAGGGACGAGATGTCGACAACCTTATTTCATTAGATAGTGGTATTGACAATCAACGTGTATTAGATGGCAAGACTATTATATTCATACAAGATTCTGATTCTGCAACAGATAACACTAACTGGACAACTACTGGTATAGATTATACTCAAGCACCTTATAAAGACACAGGATTTTCTGTAAACAACGGACAAGTTGCTACAGTAGATAGACAAGGTGTCTATCAAATTAGTATTGTTAGTAATAAAATTGTATTATCAAAAGTTGCTAATATAACTTTTACTGATAAAGTTTATGTTACAGAAGGATCAACATACGCCGGAAGGCACTTCTACAAAGCAGTAGAAACTAATCACATTACAGTTATTCCTATACTAACAGCAAAACTAGATACACTTTACTATCAGCATGCCACAGATAAAACAGCATATGGAACAATTAAAATAGTTAGTGACGTTGCTCAATCAATCGAGCCGGCTGACTTTTTAGGGAAAAAAACTTATACCGCACCTAACGGTGTTGTGTTTACTAACGGACTAAAAATAACATTTGATACAACTATAACAGAAACAAAATATAAAAATAAGTCGTTTTATATAGAAGGTGTAGGCGACAGCATACACCTAGTAGATACTACATTAACTATTTCTGAAACAGGCTCTGAAACTAAAGATTATATTGTAATGGCGAGAGGTGCCAAAGATATGAATGCCTGGAGTAGAGCAAACAAATGGTTTCATAAGGATGTTATTACAGCGGCCGCAACGTATAACAATGAAATAATAAGTGTTGACGATAGTTTAAGAGCAGTAAGACCTATCATTGAATACAATGCTGGGTTACATTTATACAACCACGGTACTACTGGTATTAGTGGTGTTTCGCTAATTGATACAACAACTACAGACGCACTATCTAATATAAATGGCACAAGTGGTTCCTATGTTGATAGCACAGAATTAAAAGCCTTTGACAGAATTATTTTTACAAAAGATAATGACTTACAAACTAGGAAAACTATTTGGACTGTTGGTTGGAGAGATATTAACGGTGATTCAACTGTTGATTTCTTAACACTTGGAAATGATGACGCATCAGAAGTTACTACAGGCAGTAGTGTTGTTCTTAACAAAGGTCTAACAGGTAAAGGAAAAACATACCACTGGGACGGTACTAATTGGATCGCTTCACAAACTAAAACAAAAATAAATCAATACCCTATTTTTGAATTATATGATAGCAACGGTGTTAGTATTAATGATACATCAACATATCCGTCGAGTGACTTTTTAGGAAATAGTTTATTTAAGTATAGTACAGGAACTGGAACAAACGATACAGAATTAGGGTTTCCGTTAAAATACAGAACATTTAATAATATAGGTGATATTTTATTTGATAACACCTACGTCAACGAAACATTTAATTATAAGAAAACAACAGGTGTAACAGAAATAAGCACAGCAACCACGTTAGCAAAAATAACACATCCTTATAGCGGAGCAGTGACTTATTCAAATGGTTGGACTAAAGGTATCCAAAAAAGTAGACAGTATCAGCAAGTAGAATATACAGTCGAAGATGTAACTGTTAAGTCATACAACTTAGGAGCAAATCCAGATGTATCGACAACAGCATTGCCAACAACATTTGTTTATATTAATAACAAACGTACAAAGAATTTTACAATAGCATTAGAAGAAGGATTTTATAACTGTAAAATAGAAGATACTCTTTCATTAGGCGATTCTATTACTATTCAGTTTTACAGTCAAACAACTTCTAAAATAGGATACTATGTGGTTCCTAAGAATTTAGAAAGCAACGGACAAAATGAAAAGTTTGCTAATATTACTTTAGGACAATTACAAAATCACATTACCGCATTAATTGATACTAATAAATTTTTTACAGGTTCGTTACAAGGAAGTAATAATTTAAGAGACTTATCCGGAGCAAAAGAGACAGAAGGACTAATAACACAGCACAGTTCACCAATGATCCTTCCTATGATTTTTAGTGAGCACAGCAACGTAAACTATGTTAATTCGTTAAAGTTTGCTAATGCTGAATATGAAAAATTTAAATCTAAATTCTTAAATTCTTTAGAAACTTTAGACGGATTAGACTTAACAAATGTAAGTGAAACTGTTGATACTATCATGGAACATGTTAATGCTAATAAAAGTTCAACGTTTCCTTTTTATACGTCAGACATGGTTCCTTACGGAGCGGATGTAGAAATAACAACATACACTATTACTGACGATAGAGACAAAACATACGAGATTGACAGTATATTTGACAATACACTTCCAAGTAATAGAGCTATATTGGTTTACTTAAATGATGTACAACTATACAATGACATCGACTATACATTTGAATCAACTAGTTCAAACATTAGGCTTATTAAAACAATAGCAATTGGCGACGTGTTAAAAATTGCCGACTACAATAACACACTAGGAAACTACGTTGCTCCTACACCGACTAAACTGGGACTGTATCCAAAGTTTAAACCTGAAATAGTCAGCGACAACACTTACGCTGACACACAAACTATTATTATTGGGCACGACGGTAGTAGAACTATAGCATATGGCGATACTAGAGATAATGTTATATTAGAACTTGAAAAAAGAATTTACAATAATATTAAAACACATTATCAAGAAAACGTATTTGATATTAAAAAGTATACTCCAGGGCGTTGGAGAGAAACTGATACAACAGTAGCAGAAGTTAATGATATTTTAGAAGATGAGTTTTTACGTTGGACTACTAAACATAGAATTAGTTATACTGATAACACATTCTTTGATGCTAACGATTCTAAAACTTGGAACTATAAAAACTTTACAGATAAACTAGACAAAAGTTTATTCAAGCAAAGCCACTGGAAGGGATTGTTTGTATATTATTACGATACTTATAAACCTCACACTAATGCTTGGGAAATGTTTGGTTGGACTGAAAAACCAACTTGGTGGGAAACCAGGTATGGTGTAGCACCTTATACATCAGGCAACGAAGTATTATGGAATGATGTAAGAGACGGTCACCGATATACTAGTGCTACAGAATTTACAGCAAGTACTTTGTATAAAAGAGAAAACATATATTCAATGATGCCTGTAACAGAAAATGGAGAAATATGTTCTCCTATTGATTGCTTAACTACTAACGCAGGCGATTTGTCACCAAGCCATTCATGGAAATACGGAGACGGTGCTCCGCCGGAAATTGCTTGGAAAAACTCTAGTAGTTACCCATTTAGTGTACAACATTTATTATCACTAATTAGGCCAGCAGAATACTTTAGTCAACTGTTTAATAAAAGTCAAATAGTTAGAGGAGCATTAACTGATCAGTTAGTGCTAACATCAACTAACCAGCGTCAAACACCTTCGGATTTAAAAGTTGATACTTCTACTACAAGATACGAGGGCTGTGGAAACTATATTGCCGATTATTTACGTTGGTTAAATGTAGATGTACAAACAAATTTAACAGACATACTTAAAAACTTAGATATTAAATTGGTACACAAATTAGAAGGCTATACAGATAAAAAACTTATTAAAGTATTAGCAGAACAAGTGTCGCCAACTAGTACAAGTAACTCTGTTTATGTACCAGATGAAGACTACGCTATCCATTTACATAAAACAGGCCCAATTAAAACTATACCATACAGTGGTGTAATTATTCAAGGCAATGCTAGTGGATATACTGTATTTGGTTATAATTTAAATAATCCAAGATTTACTATTCACAAGCCTATAGAAAACGGCAACTTTAAAATACATGATGTTAACGACGATCGTGTTGTAGAATACGAAGATTATTCTACAGAAGAGGAATCTATTCCTTACGGAACTTCGTTTGATACAAAACAAGAAGTAGCAAATTTCTTGTTCTCTTACCAAAAATATTTGACAAACAGTGGTTACGATTTTGATAATAGAATGGAAGACTTTGGTACACAAAAAATTGTAGCAAACTGGACGATGAGTGTTAAGGAATTTGTTCATTGGTCTGGGCAAGGCTGGACACCAGGGTCAGTTATTACAATAAGCCCTAGTTCACTAAGAGTTAGATGCTTAACGTCAATGGGTGTTGCTGATACTTTGTCTAACAGTCAAGCCGAGACAAATGTATTAAACGCTAACTATGAACCACTAAGACCGGGTTCGTATAAAATGAACAGGCAAGACAACGAATTTGAATTAACACCAAATGAAATTGCCGGAGGCATTTATTTTGTTAATGCTAAACTTGTTGAGTATGAACATGTTTTAGTGTTTAACAATGTGACAAGATTTAATGACGTAATATACCAGCCTGGATTAGGCAACAGACAATATAGACTAAGAATAGTAGGAAATAAAACAGGTGGCTGGGATGGTAGTTTATCAGCAGAAGGATTTATTTACAATGATGGCAACGTTCCTGGTTGGGTAGAAAATACAAACTATTCGCGAGGTGACATTGTTAAATTTAGAGACAGGTTATATACAAGTTCAGTATCACATACAAGCTCAAATAAATTTGTATATGAAAACTGGACACAAACTGATTCATTTAAAATAGGATTACTTCCTAACTTTGATACATTAGGTAAAAACTTTGAAAGTTTTTACGACATTAATGCTGTTAACTTAGAAAGCGAAACAGACAAGTATGGCAAGGGTTCTATTGGCTATCAAAATAGAGAATACTTCAATCAAATTGGCATGGATGATGTTAGCCAAGTTAAGTTTTATCAAGGAATGTTACAAGAAAAAGGTACAACAAATGCTGTTAACAAATTAATTAGAAGCAAGTTTGATAAAATTAGTAGTGACATTAATTTTTATGAAGAGTGGGCTATTAGAAATGCTGAATACGGAGCAACTGACTTAAACTCTAGAGTTGAAATACAACTAAACGAAGAAGGATTTATAGATAATCCACAACCTATTACAACACTTAACACAACACAAGAAAAGTCTAGTGTTGACAGCAAGACTGAATATCTAACAAGTGAGTTATTTAAAGCACCAGCAGATATAAGTTATGACTGGGTTCCAGTAAGGAAAAATTATGTTGATGGACATAAGGACAATGTGTTTTATGACGACTTGTATCCAAATGCTGGATACCCTAAATTAACAGATGCTGATGCTACATTATTTTACAACAAAGACACAGATACATTAAAAGATTTAACACCTGACATGAATGTAGGTTATACCCTTTGGGTCGCAGAAGATGAAACTGGCGATTGGGATATGAAATATTTAGATACTACTTCTATAGAAGTTACTAACTGTGACGGTGGAACAACAGGTGCTACTTATACTTGGACAACCGCAGATGATCATTCATTACAAATAGGTGATATTGTTGTTGTTAAAGGGTTCCACACAGATGATACTAAATTACTACGAAATGGTGTATATACTATTCAAACAGTACCAACTACATCAACATTTACAACAATGGGCGGTGGTGAATCAGGTAAAGATTCAGAAGCAGGTTCTAGTGTATTATTAAAATTTAAAAGTATTAGATTTAAAGACGGTGAGCAAATTACAGCACCTAAACTAGGATGGCAAACAAACGACAAGTTTTATGTAGACAAAGATGAAGCAGGTTATTGGTTTGTAGCAAAGAAAAATACAAAGTTTACTCAGCAACAATCACTTACACCATTACTTGGAGTTGCTAATGAAGAGTTTGGCGATGCTATTTGTTCTGACATGGATAATCAATGGCTAGTTGTTGGACAAAAATCACAAAATAGAATACAAATATATACTCCAAATCCTGCAGAATTATCACAAAATGCCGTAATCAATAATAGTGTTAATGGAGTTTTAGAATTAGGTGCCAGCGTTAGTACAGGCGCTCCGGTTTGGACAAAGCCACCTTCAACAACAGACTATAAGCAAGTACAAGGAATGTTTAGAGAAGATTTCCTAGGAAAATATGAAGAATGGGACAACGGCAAGCGTTGGATAGTAGTTGGAGCACCAGGCACTGATAGCAATAAAGGTGCTGTATTATTTTATTATTACGATTCAAAAAGTGGCACATTTTTGCCAGGAACTATCGACCAGCCAACAGGATTAACAACAAGTGCTAAGTTTGGTAGTGTTGTAAAAATGAGTGCTAATGAATTATGGTGTGCTGTTTCGGCACCAGGTGATAAAAAAGTATTTTTATACAATAGAATGGCCGTGTCAGGAGAAAGCACTTACAACACCACAGGCGACGGTAGTACAACAGAGTTTGTATTAGACATTTGGTGGAGCAAAATAACATCAGCCTCAGAATTATATATTCGCTTAGATTCAACTGAGCAAATGGCTACTAGAGATTTTACATACAACGCAAACACTAGAACAATTACATTTACTAGTGCTCCTGCGAATGGCACAGCAATCAGTATATCATACTTAGGCGGTTGGAGACTCGCAAAAACATTTACAGGAACAACTGCTGACTACGGTGCGAGTATTAGTTTAGATAGTAACGGTCGACATTTAGTTATTGGTGCTCCTAATACAACAACTGTAGGATCTGTTACTACAACAAACATGGGCGCCGCTGAAATTAAAACAAGGCACTGGCAATGTTTCACTGGCGATGGAACAACAAAGGCATTTACAGTTGACGTGTCAGATCTAACTGGTGTTATTGTTTACCAAAACGGAACACCAATTGATAGTATCGGTTCAGATAGTGCTGTGTTATGGACAGTATCCGGCAATACGCTTACGTTTACATCAGCACCGCAATCAAATGATGAAATAGCAATATGGACAAATGAATGGCTATCATTACAAACAATTATACCAAGTGGCAATGGCAGACAAGAAAATGGACAATTTGGATCATCAGCAATAGAAATAGATGAAGCAGGTCAAACAATTTATGTTGGTGTTCCCGAAGCAGACGGTGTTATAGAAAATTCAGGATTAATACAAGTATTTGAAAGAAATCAAAAGATAAACCAAGGCAAACTAATTTTATCTTCAGAGAAAGAAGGATTTTCATCATACAACGCAGGTGAAAGTTTTTATATAAACGGGTATAAAGTTACAGCATCAGGAACTACTATTGAGTCAATATCAACAGATATTAATAATGCTAATATACCGGGCATTACATCAACAGTTACAGGTGATAGCCCTAATCAAATTTTAAGTGTTAGCCATAGTTCTGGAGTATTAAATACTATCGATATCACCCCAGGAGTAACAGGCACTATATACAAAGACATTGGGTTGAAACCTTTTACTACACCAACAGACATTACACTGAATCAAGAAATTACTAGTGGACATAAGTTTGGCGAAGTTATTAGAGTTAGCAGAAATAATGACTTATTAGTTGTTGGTTGCCCAAGCGGGTCAACTCGTGTTTACACAACAATAGACAACAAAAAAACATTGTTTGATGGCAGTGGCACTAGATTTACTGTTCAAACATATTATACAGGTTCGGCTCACGTATTCCAAAAATTAGGAAAGAATTGGGTTGAAGCAGATAGTTTGTACACAAACAATACATCTATTAATGATAAATTTGGTTCTAGTATAGCAATTAGTAATGATACAGTTTATGTTGGAGCACCATGGGAAGATGATGGCAATACACAGAACACAGGTAAAATTATAAGATACGGCAAGTCAGGTGAGTTGTTTAGCATCGACGAAAGAGAAACAGCATTAGTTGATATTGACAGGATTAATAAAGCATTCTTATATAATAAAAGTACAAACAATATTTTAGCATACTTAGATTATATTGATCCTATTAAAGGTAAAATATTAGGTGAAGCAGAACAAAACATTGATTATAAAACATCATGGGATCCTGCTGTATATAATTATAGCACCGGAGTACATCAAGTCAACAATGGAGATGATCCGTGGATTGCTGAATCATTTATTGGAAAGATTTGGTGGGATTTAAGTGAACTTAAATTTATTAATTACGAACAAGGTGATGCAGATTACAAATCATTATTTTGGGGAGGATTATTTCCTGGAAGTAAAATAGGAATTTATCAATGGGTCGCATCAGATGTGCCTCCTGTTAACTATACCCCAGGTGTTGCGAAATATGGCAATGATGCTTATGTACAAGTTGACAAAATTAATAATGCTACTAATAACTTAGAAACAACGTACTACTTCTGGGCATCAGGTATAACTGAGATTAACATTGATAAAACGTTAAGTACTGAAGGTATTGTAAAACTTATCCAAGACCCTACAACAAACGGTGGACCATTTATACAGTTTATTGGAAATAACCAATTAGCACTAGTTAATGTATCTAGATATTTAGAAGCAACAAATACAGTACTAGCAGTAGAGTATGATAAAAAACCAAATGATAAGATACTACATACAGAATGGGAATTAATACCTGAGGGTAGTCCGACTCTCGAAATCCCGGAAGATTTATTTAATAAAATTAAAGACAGTTTAGCAGGAGCAGATAAGACAGGTAACATCGTTCCTGACATTAATCTTAGTGCAGGCGACAAGTACGGTATTAAAATAAGACCAAGACAAGGTGTGTTTATGAATAGATACCTTGCTTTAAAAGAATACCTAACGTATGTAAATGCTGTTATTAAAAAGTATAATATAGTAGATAACTTAGACTTTAGTCTATTAAATGAAGAAGAGGCATTGCCCCTATCGACGTCAGGCACATATGATGAAAAAGTTAAAACGTTAACTGAATTATCTTATATTAGAGTAGCAACTAAAGACATAGGTTATAATGCCTTAGTTGAAACAGATTCAGAAGTAAACGGCAGGTGGGGTATACACACTTTACAAAGTGACGGCACATGGTTGAGAACTAGAACACAAAGTTATGATACTAAAAAGTTTTGGAGTTACATAGACTGGTATGAACCAGGTTATACAGTAGATACTAACATTGATTATCGTTATACCGACTTTAATAAAGTATACGAAAACGAGAGTATAATAGCAGATAAAAGTATTATTAAAATTACAACTGGTGATAGTTGGGATTTATATGTTAAGGAAGATGGAAAACATAATCTTATAGGTCAAAAAAACGGTACTTTGAAGTTTGGTGATAATTTATACGATTATGTCAAAACTAATTACGGATTTGATACAGATGGGTATGACTTTAACTTAATGGATACTGAGCCTCAAATAGAAACTAGAAATATTATTGACTCTATTAAAAATCAAATACTAATTAACGATTTACAAAATGAACATAACAAATTAATGTTTGTGTTGTTAAAGTTTGTACTTCAAGAACAAAACTATGTTGATTGGATTTTTAAAACAAGTTTTGTTCAAGTTAAACATAACTTAAGAGCATTAGATCAATTTCCTACATATCAAAGAGATAACCAAGAATTTGTTAAAAATTATATTAACGAAGTAAAACCTTATCACACAAAGATTAGAGAATATGTGTTAGGTTATAACAAACAAGAAACATATGACAGTGACGTTTCGGACTTTGACCTACCTTCGACTTATGACCAAATTACTAAAACATTTAGATCACCTAATAAAGAAAAAAGCCACGATAGTAACACAATAGAAAATAGCAATGCTTATAAAATGTGGAGAGAAAACTATACATACTCAGTTGATAGTGTACGATTATCACGTTGGGGGATAGGATATCAAACAGCACCTGTATTAACATTCTCAGCACCACAAATAGCAGGAGGCGTTACTGCTACGGCAACATGTACAATAAAAGACAATCATATAGATGTAGTAACAATGACTAACAAAGGTAGTGGTTATACTGAACCTCCAACAGTAACAGTATCTGGCGGTAGCCCTACAACTGATGCTATTATACATCCTGTACTAGGAAATGCTAAAACTAGAAAAATAAAAGAGACATTAAAATTTGACAGAATCAAATTTAGTTCAGATGTTAAAACATGGGCAAAAAATACTGCTTACACAACTAGTGATATTATTCAATATAATAACGAAGCATACACAGTTAATGAAAACTTTACATCTGGAGCGTCGTTTGATAGCGACAAGTTAACAGTTAAAGCAGATAACACATTTAATAATGCTATGGACAGAACAATGGCATACTATAATCCAGAAACAGGAAGTGATGCTGTAGATTTAGGAACAATATTTAAAGGCATTACATACCCAGGAACAAAAGTACAAGGCCCGCTATTTTCGGCTGAACCTGGATTTGACAAATCTAAATTTGACAATAAAGCATTTGATAATTATGATGTCGACAGCGATGGTAGATTTGTTTTAAGTTCTAGAAATTTAGATTTAGATTTAGAAAGCAAATTTAATGATACACAACTAGGATTAAGACCTGAAGATATTATTATTGACGGTAGTAGCAAGTTTGTTGACGCCTATAGTTCACATGCTCCAGAAGAGTTTGTACCGGGTAGAGTATTTGATAGTTTAAGTATTAATGTACGAACGTCTCCAAGTACAGATACAGACAGCGACGGGGCATTAGGATTTCCGATCTATGCTATTAACTATAAAGGTGATGGAGCAAACAAGGTATTTAAATTTGGCGATGACAAAACAGGAACAGACCAAGAAGTTATTGTTTGGTCAAAATTAGGAGGCAGAAAAGCCAGTACCGATTATACAATTGATTGGACATTAAAGACAGTAACGTTCAACACAGCACCTGCGGTAGGCGAAATAATTGAATTAACAAGTTTTGGAAACACAGGAAACTCTGTATTACTTGATTATGAATTTACAGCATATTCTAGTACTTCTAGTGTTATTTTACCAATAAAATATTCACTAATAACAAGTAAGCAATACTTTATTACAATTAATGGTGTTTCTAATACAACAGGTGCCCTAACAGAAAGTGGCGATAGTACGTTATGGACGCCAGCATCAGCATTAGGTGCCGGCGACAATGTTAGGTTTATGTTCTTCGATGTGGCTTCAAGTGCTACAAGAACATACAGTAAAGTAACAGTAGACGAGTTTACATGGACATCAGGTGCTAAGACATTTACATTAACAGACGGTTCAGATACTGACTTAGCAAGAACAGATAAAATTATTGTTGAGCTTAATGGAACTAGATTACGCCCACCGGTATTTACATACTTAACAAATGATAGTAGTTCAGCAACATACGACTTAACTACGTCAGCAGATATTAATCATGCTACATTAACAAAGAGTGGCACAAAGGTTTATATTAATGGTGTACAAACTACAGCATATACTATTGTTACAGGATCAGATAGCACAATAAAAGCAGTTCAGTTAGATGAGGCTCCGGCACCTAATTCAAAAATTGATGTTGAAGTTACTGCTGGTGCTGATTATAATTTAAGTAATGCTACAACATTAAATATTACAGGCGGTACATTTAGTGGCGGCGATAAGATTGTTGTAACAACATTTAACAATCATAATAATTTAAAAATGACAACTGAAACGTTTAAAGGCGGATCATCTAATGCTATTACAACTGAAATTGGTTTTGATGTTAGAGGATTTGAATCTGTGGCATTTGATGCCGTTACAGCAAGTGTTGTTAACATAGCAGAGTTTAATATATTTAAGACACCAACTAATATGTCTTACTTATGGGTTACTAAGAACGGTGTTAAAATGATTCCAAACCAAGATTATAAACTCGTAGGAAACAAAATAGCATTTTCTGATACATTACAAGCATCAGATATTACAATAGTAACACAATTTACAGAAGAAACTATTAAGCCAGCAATTGGCTTTAAAATCTTTAAAGACTTATTTGATAAAAATCATTATTACAGATTGTCTGACAGACATTCAGCAATAACAACAGCAGACATTTTATCAGCAGACACAGAAATATCATTGAACAAAGTATCTCAATTAACCGTACCTGACATTAGTTCTAATATTCCAGGCGTTATTTGGATTGGCAGTGAACGAATTGAATACTTAGAAATAGATAATATAAACAATAAAATTAAAAGGCTTAGACGTGGCACTAGTGGAACACATGTACCTAGTAGTCACCCAAATAATAGCCTTGTTATAGATATTAGCAATAGGCAAGAAATACCATCAGCTCATGAAAAAACATGGTATAATACAACAGGAAGTAATGCTAGTGACGGATTAGGGTTACAAAATTCAACTACAGTACAAGCAAGTTTCTTACTTGAGGAACCAACTTACACAAAGAGCTAAATATATGAATAAAGCAGAAAAAGATAAAGATATGAAAAACAATACTAAAGAAAACACAAACAATAAGCCAGACGATACAGGAAATGTAAGCGTAGAAGGTCATATTAGAATATTTGACCCTAAAACTGGTGAAGAATTTGTCAATAAACGTAATGCTATTCACTATGAAAATATGAGTGAAGCATTAGCGTTATCTATTGCTAATAAAACAACCGGTTTTATTCATGAATTATGTTTAGGAAACGGTGGTACTAGTGTTGATCCTACTGGAGTAATTACATATAAACCTGCTAATAGCAGTGGTACTAATAGTAGTTTATATAATCAGACTTATTATAAAGTAGTTGACGATTTATCAGCATTAAATACTGATTCAGCTCGTAATAAAATAACAACATCTCACGTTGAAGGTACTGTTTATACAGATATCGTAGTAAGTTGTTTGTTAGATTACGGTGAACCAAGTGGGCAATCTGCTTTTGATAATACAAATAATTTTGACGGAACTTATGTATTTGATGAATTAGGATTAAAGAGCTGGGCAGGCACAGTTAATACAGGTAAATTATTAACTCATGTAGTGTTTCACCCTGTACAAAAGTCCTTAAATCGTTTAATTGAGATTGAATATACTGTAAGAATTCAAACTTTAACTAATCTGTCAAGTGTGAATTAAACGATAAATATATAAATAATGTTAGTGGAGAACATGAATGGCATATACAGTTAACAAAACAAACGGAGGCGTTTTAGCAACCGTAAGCGACGGAACAATAGATAGTTCTACCGATATTAAATTTATAGGTAAAAACTACTCTGGTTACGGCGAATTGCTAAACGAAAACTTTGTAAAATTATTAGAGAATTTCTCAAACACATCGGCACCATCGGCGCCACTTGCTGGCCAACTATGGTGGGACAGTTCCAACAGTTTACTTAAAGTATACACTGGATCTGCTTTTAAAACAGTTTCAAGTTCTACATCAGCCTCTTCTGATCCAGCAGGGGGCGTTGTAGGTGACTTATTTTGGCATACAACTAATAACCAATTAAAAGTTTATAATGGTAGTGGCTGGACAACAATTGGTCCACTTACTACATCAGGTGCTGGACAATCAGGACCTGAAGTTGTATCAATTACAGATACATCAGCGGCGGCACACATTGTTGTTAAGATATGGGTAAATGATACAACAGTTGCTATAGTATCTAAAGATGCTACGTTTACACCAAACAGTTCTATATCAGGATTTGCTACAATTAAGCAAGGTTACACAGTTAACTCCACACTTGCTTCAGCAAAATGGAACGGAACAGCGGAAAACGCAGACTCATTAGGAGGTGTTGCGGCGGCAAATTACTTAACTAGTAATTCAAACGAAACAACATCAGGTACACTTAAAGTACAAAATGACACAGGGTTTTATGTAGGTGCTGACGACGATTACAGAATAAGTGTTGCAGGTAGCAACGTTACATTATCAAATAATACATCAGATGGTGATATTATTGTATCAGTTAACGACGGTGGTACTCCAACTACAGCATTAACAGTTGACGGTGCTACATCAAGAGTGATACTAGCAGGAGATCCAGCAGTGGCACTTGGTGCCGCAACAAAACAATATGTTGATAACCAACTTTCAGCAAGTGGTACAACATTATTAAGAGACGGTAGTGCTACTATACAAGGTGATTTATTACCTGATAATAACAACACAAGAGATTTAGGTAGCAGTACTAAGAAATTTAATCAAATATTTGCTACAACGTTTGAAGGACAAAGTACTTCGGCACAATATGCTGACTTGGCAGAGCGATTTGCTATTGACAGTCCAGTAGCACCTGGTACTATAGTAGCATTGGGCGGATCTAAAGAGATTACAAAAGTAAACGAAGAATTAAGTGATACAGTATTTGGCGTTGTTTCAACAGCACCAGCATACTTAATGAATTCTAAAGCAGGTGACAACGCCAGCCACCCTGCTGTAGCAGTAAGCGGAAGGGTGCCTGTAAAAGTAATAGGTACAGTTAAAAAAGGTGATAGACTTGTGAGTGCCGGTGATGGTATGGCAAGGGCCGCGTCAAAAGGCGAAGCAACATATTTCAATTGTATAGGTAGAGCACTTCAAGACAAAAATACTCATGAAGTTGGTGAAATCGAAGCATTTGTGATAATTAATTAATATAACATAAAGGACTAAAAGGAAAATACTATGGCATACTCGACAGGTAACACAATTACAGCCACTGACTATAATTCTTTTGTTACTACTGTAAATGGCGTCATTGGTGTCGGTTCAGGCACTAAGGGTTACAACCAATCTACGCTATCATCAGTATCAGCAACAGACCAAATTACAGCGGCACACTGGACAGCACTATTAACGGCTGTTAACAACGCGGCAACACACCAAGGTACATCAGTAACTATACCAGGTGGTTCAGACACAGGATATCCAGCAACAGGTGGTGATATCCACGCTTTTGACGGATCTCAAACAATTGGCGGTGCTTCTTACTCATATGATTTAAG